TCAGAAAGAAACGTATATAACCGCACAGCCCAGACCAGCTATGTATAACATATCCTTTTCGTCAAGCTCATCTTTGAGCAAAGCCAAGCCTGCCAGCAAATAAGCAAAACTCTTTTGTCTATTCAGTCGTCGCTGCTTGGCTTCCGCTTCTTTCTTGTACGTCTCGAATAATCTGTTTGCAGTCTGCAATGATTCTGTCTGTCTCGTTGAGGAAGCTCTCAATATTTCCAGTTCTTTCTGTACTGTTTTTAATTCCTGTTTCTGCAGCGTCAATTCCTTCCGTGATAACTCGCTGAGCGCACTTAGCCTGCCGAAGTTCCTGTTCAATCGCTGCACTTCCGACATCTTGATTGTCATTGTTTGCTCCGTCGCTTCGGCAGCAGCCATACAGCAAGAACAGCAAATAAAGAAACATACTAGCAAGGATAATAGCGATAAAATCCATAATCTTCTTTTCTTTATCAATGATAATCATCTCCTTTAATGTAATTGGGAATACCACAAAGCTTTTCCACTAATGTAATTGAGAATACCACAAGGCTTTTCCACGAATTATCGAGCCACCACTTTTTAGTGTTCCGTCGTAATCCTGCAAAAGCAGCAAGTCCCAGCGCATATCGGGGTCGTCGTCAAAAACGCCATAACCATCTTCGCTTGCAACTTCGGCGTGGGTCTGTACGATGTATTCGTTAATACTCAAACCTAAGTCCTCACACAGCACTTGTACCACCTTGGCCATTGCTTCAACTTGCTTAGATGTGGGCGGATACTCTCCATAAAACACCCTGCCATCGGGATAGGCTATTGCACCATAGCAGCAACAAAGGGCGATTCCTATTGCGCCACCATTACGTTGCCAAGTATGAGATTTATATTCAGTTAAATCATCACAAGTGCTGATGATGTTCCCTTCTCCATCAATGTTGATGTGGTAGTCGTCAAAGGGTTTATCATACGTGCCAGCAGTCCAGTGTAGATAAATCTTATCAATGCACCCTTTTGCCGCCGCTGCCATAGCGTGTAAGTCACTAAAAGTTATCTTTTTCACAATGGTTTCCCTGCCTCTCCTATTGGCGTGTTATATTTTGAGTTTATATATTTGTTGCCCATCAGATATCCCAATGCAGCAATGGCAGCGGCAGTAAACTCGCCATAATAATAGAAGCGTTTGTCAAGGCAAGCAAGTACGATGGTGCTAATGAGCCAAACCTGTACTATCTCGAAGCATAGCACTCTAGGCAGGCTGAAAGTACCGCCCTCTTTCAACATATCCATAAATATCACTCCTTTTTAATCTTTTCGACACTCACAGTGTATGCAACGCTCCTCTAGTACGCCAACCCTTTTGTTGGTTTCCTTGATTCGAAAGTGAGCTTCTTTAGTGCTTTCTTTTATGGCAGCAATATCGTTACCTTGTTGTTTAAGGTCGCTGGTGCACTCTTTGAATTGCTTTTTCAAATCGTCCAAGCATTCGCGCAAAGGTTGTACTATTAACTTTGATATTGTCATTATTAACGCACCGCCCATAGCGAACAGTCCGCATAATGTGTAAATTAAGTTCAGATCCATTTTGTTGGCTCCCTTTTGTTTATTCCCCTGCATATTTCAAGGGCGGTAACGTATCAGTTGCCGCCCTTAGTTGTTAATCAAAAAACCTTCCGTATCTGGTGATAGCATTCTTGGCTATGCGTTGTTGCAATTCTCGCTTCCTATCAATCAAGATACGTTTTCTGTCACTCGGTATATTCTTATTGGTAATTTCACGAATGTCTTTGTTAAGGTCGCTGATTTTCTTGTTGGCAGCTCTTATGCCTTTAACAACGGAAGAAGGTTTTCCTTTTTTTCCATAGCCAGCGTGTTGTTTATTGGCTTCTTCTGCCATTTTATAGAAGTCGTCGATACTTCTTCGAGTGTTGTAGTCGTTGACGAAGAAGTCTCTAATGAATGGTAGCTCTGTGATTTTCTTGTCGGGTAATTTCTCTTTGTTTATAGAGCCAATGTCGTACAACTGCCATATAAACATACCCATTGTGCCAGTATAACCTCTTACAGTGTTATCTATCTTTATGGGCGACAAGCCAACGCCTTTGCCGATTGCTTTAGACAATTCGCTTGTGCTGTCTTTAAATTGCAGTTCATCAGGCAATTTTTCTTCACGATAGCCAACAAGTTTTCCATCTCGGAAGAAGCTATAATTAGCTTGCCACTCTACAAGCGGTAACAAAACAGTAGGAATGATGTTAGGCAATGCACCATCTTTGATTTGTCTTGCCAAGTTCTTCATAGCTTCGGGGTCTTTGCCTGTTGCCAAATCAAGCATGGCTTCTATACCGCTACCAAACAATACACCTGCTTCCTGCGGCTTCGGAATACGAATGCCATTCGGCAAGCACCAGTGGGTCATTTTAACCTTGGGGTCAAGTTCTTTGTACCATTCTTCATCGTGATTCAAGCACCACAAGAGGAAGGACGGAAGAACGATGTACTTAAATACCTTTACAGTTGTTCCAGTGAAGTCTTCTCTGAAAAGTCTGTAGAGTTTATCGCCGCCCTGCAAGGTAGCGTTAAAGAAAGGAACGTATTGATTGATGTTTTCACCAACAACGCCGCTGCGGCTAAAGTCTAAGGTTAGTTCCCTTGCCGCTCTTGCAGCTTCATCAATGCTCTTTCCTGCTTCCCTAGCACGTTTAAACTCTCCCATACGGGTAGCGCTTTCCAAGAATGCAGATTTATCCTCAAAGTATTGCGCTATTGCCTTAACCAATTCTATCGGATGGGCAAGGGATAATTGCTTGCCACCATTTAGTTCAACCAAGGATTTGTAAATTTTGTCTGGGTTGTTATAGAAATTGAACGATGTAACGCCAGCCGTTTCAAATTCTGCCCTCAGTTTTTCATCTTTAAGCAATGCGATTGCACCACGCAAAGTATCTACCAAGGGAGTAAAACCATTCTTGCTGCTAATGCCAGCGAAAATAGTATCTCGCAGCACGTTACGAACCATAAATGACGGCGACATTGTAGCACCGGCTCTAAGTGTTCGTGCAGCATTTTTAGCAACACCAAGGAACATTCCAACAGCAGGCAGATTATAACCCACGATAGGAGCGTACAACTCCTGTCTAGTTTGATATGCAATCTTTTTGCCGTCATACATTACCGTGAACACGCAGTTCTTCGGGTCTGCAACAGGATTGCTTCCCTTTGGAACGTCATATTCCCAGATAATATCTTTCGCTCCTGCCTTTTGCGCCATTTCTACGGCGTGTTGTGCAACCTTGTTGCGTTCTGCCCTGTTCATAGCAATAGCGACTGCCTTAACGGTGCTTTCAAGAGGATTGATAACACCTCGTTCGCTACCTTCAAGACTAATGCTCTTGAGCGTGCTGCTAACATTACCAATGCCCCTTCCACCATTTGACAATCCACTAAAGAACATGTCGGCTGCGGCAGTATCGCTAAAATCCCGCATCAGCGGGCAATACTCTTTGTATTTCTTGTTTAACAGTTCATGCACATCTTCACTTATAATGCCTGCGTCTTCAAGGATAGTCAGCACATTATCATTAAGCAAGTAATACATTTTTGCTGCTTTCTTAAACTGCTCAGGAGCTTGATTTATAAGCATTTCCAATTCGCTAATAGTGAAGTCGTAGGGCAGTTTGTATGGTTTATAGACAGGCTTTTTACCAACCTTCGGTGCTTCGCCTTTCTTGCCATCTCTTACCCATTTTTCTTTCAAAGCAACCCTTTCGTTGTACTTTTCAACTTCTTCACTAAAGGCTTCATCGTGTACCCTGCTCATTTCAACCATTCTGCGCCAAGTAAGGTAGCTGCCGAAAGCGTCAATCCAGTTTTTGTATCCATACTTTTTGAGGTAGTCGGGAGCCGCCTTGTCCATAACCTTTGCTTCAATTTGTTTTAAAATCATCGGCAAGGTTACATTCCATTCCAGCTTTTTATTCTGCAAGCGTCTGTTTATGGCAGCAACATTTTGCCCATTGCCTTCCAGCAGGGCTTCCGCCATACCCGCCGCCCGTGCAGGCAAGTCTTGAACTTTATCGTAAATCTTTTCGCTTCCCTTTAGCTCCCTGCCCAAACCAAGCTTTACTGCATCATCTAAGCCGTGAAGGCTATCGTTCTTGTCAATCCAGTCTTTGTAGAATTCGTCCTTCTTGGCTTTCAGATAACCTTTAATGCCATTCTTTTTGATTTCATCAGTAAGGCTTTGCGGATTACTGCTAACGGTAGCTCTGCGCACCTTTTCTTCCAAGGTCATTTTCTTGGAGTGCGCAAAAGAGTATTTTTTAGCAGAGGCTTCGTAGGCAAGGCTTCCGTCTGCTTTGACATAAGGCTTGCCGTCAGCGTCCTTGACACCAGTTAGTAGTTCTGCTACACTGATTGCAGACGGAACGTTCTGCGCGACCTGCCCTTGAAGGTCTTTTGACCTTTGTGCAGGCAGTATGTTTTTAAACATATTGGCAGTAACGGCACCGTCTTTTATTATGTCATAAAACTTCGCATCTTTGACTTCATACTCTCCTGCGTTTTTGTCGCCTTCTTTAGCGACAATGCGGAAGCGTGTGAGGTCATTTTTGTTTTTCACAACTGCGTAAAGCTCTATGTACTTGCTAGCAGTTCCGTGTCTTGTATCCGTATGCTTTTCAATATAGACTGCATTATTCAGCACTTCTTCAATTGCAGACATAGCCTGCTTCCTAATTGCATAGTGTCGTTGCATTTTTTGCGAAGAACCAACAAGGTGTCTGCCGTCCGTCATATTAGCAACCCTGCCAATGCCATTACTTCCGATAATGCGGAATGTTTTTCCAACCAAGTTTCTTGCAATGGCAGCCTTAACCGCACCAATCGAAGTGTCAAGTTTAGGCAAATTCGTAACATCAACGACTGGTACTCTTGTTTCACCAGTTATGGCATTATTGGTTACCAAGGCCTTTTTCTTGCCAGCGGTTTTGCTATCGCCCAAAATTTTAATGGCTTCGTCATCAAACACCACGTAACATCTTCCGTCAATCATACCGTTGTAGGTTATGCCTTTTACTCCCAAACTGTTGAGCGTCTCAGAGGCTTCTTTATCGCCGCCGACGGTATCGGAAATAATTTCGTATATCGTTTCTCCTTTGGTACGACCATCAAACACATCACTGTAATGTGGATTTTCGTTACCATCAAAAATCGACATTATTGCTTCTCGTACTACTTCTGGCTGCTCGTTAAACCTCTTTTCTTCATCTAGCATTACATTTACTTCGGGAATGTCAACAGTGTGCAAAGAGCCTTCGCTGACTTCTCTTGAATAGCTCACATCTTTGGCAACTTTCGCCATTTGATACGCTTCTTCAAGTTCGTTATCGGTGTAGCCTTTGGTTTCATCTTCGTTAAAGGCAGCACGTTCTGCATCTAGCTCTTTGATGGTGTATTGCAGATTACCTTCATTTTGTGCCAGCTTGGTCAAGAAGATTTCTTGTGCCGATTCCATTTCAACCCACTCTTTAGAGGTTTTGTTTTCCCACATACCATCGTCGGTATAGTAGGTAACGCCATCAACAACAAGAGTAATGGGGATTTCGTCAGCATCATAGTACCCTTTAATCAATTTACTTCTGTAACCCTCGGCTACCTTTTTCTCTTCCGCAAAATACAGTCCCCATCCGTGGGCTTGCGCACCTTCACCTGTTCCAATGTAATCTTTGCTGAATTTATCGAATTTATTAGGCGAACCGTGGTAAGCAATTAAAAGTTTCCTGCCTTTTTTGCCTACAACACGCTTGCCGTTGCGTGTCCAAACTTCCGCACTTTCAAGTTTACGCATTACGTTGTAAGCATTCTCTACGCCAGTCAGCAAGGCTTTCATTTGATGCCAGAAGTCTTGCATTTTTTGCAACAGTTTGCCAAACGCAGTACCGCCGCCACTTTTACGTGCCAGCACCCATTTGCGATAACGCTCTGCAATTACTTCTTCCGTTTCTACGCCAGTAGCTTTTGCTTCTTTTTCAGCATCTTTCCATAGTGCGTTGCGCTCTCTTTGTGTAAGCGCTAAATCCATGGCCATGTGTAATACTTCGTGGTATGCAGTTCCTTTTGTACTCTTTCGAGAAATGGAGAGAATGCCGTCAATGTCGTCACTGGTTACTTTTTCCCAATAACCGTGAATGATTCCGTCCGCATCATCATCGAAGCCGTGGTCTTTTTTTGCCTGTGACATTTCTTCGGGAGTGAGGATTATTTCATCTTCAATCTTAACAACAACACGTTTGTTATTGAGCAAGGTAACAAGAATGCTGCGCTTTCCATAAGGCTCTACCTTTTTAACATCATCACCAATAGCATCGCTGATTTCTGTTACTATTTCTTCAATAGAGCGTGAGTCTTCTTCATTGGTAAGGCTATACTTGGTTTTTTGCTCATCATTTGCTTCGCCATTTGCAAAGATTTCTTCGATTTCTTCAGCACGTTTCCTTAATGTCTGATATTTTTCTTCATATTGGAAAGGAGCTTTAAGTTCCTTTTGCACTGCCTTCAATTCATTCTGCAAACTCTGTATCACATTTTCTGAATTAGTAGCTTCTTTATCTGGAGCGTGCATTACGGCATATTCCACACTGCCTAACTTCGCTTCGCAGCCATAAGTGTTTTTGCCCACTACTTCTGCCCTTACGGTATTGTTTTCGGCAACATAAGTTCTGCCTGCATAAGTAAAGGTATTTCCCGCTTTTATCAATCGCAGTTTTAATTCAAAGCCGCCAATACTACCAATAACAGCACCTACTTCGTTATTGAACCCTTTAACAAGTCTATCGAATGGAGTTTTTGCGTCCGTTCTATTATCATAGGTTTTTCTGCCTATCGTTATGCTAAAGTTGTCACCACTTATGTCTTCTCGCTGCTTAATGTCTTTATTGGCATTGCTATTCGCTTCCTTGGCTCTTTCAATGGCTTTAGGTAAATAACCAGCTCTATTTTCAAGTCGTGCCTTTTCTTTGCGATAACTTGCATAAAGTGTTTCGTATTTATTAAGTTCAGCCATTACCATTGTTCTTTCAGCCATCAAAGGATTGCCACTAGCCAACGCTTCTACTTCTGCAAAACTTAAAACCGTTGCATCCATATCTTCAATAATGCGGTTTGATAAATTGTTGCTCATAGCTTGATTTATCATAGTTGCCTTGTTTTTAAGTTTCTCCCACATATTGGCATCGAAGCTGTCCTTGGTAACATAGGTGAATATCTCAACCTCTTTGTTCATGTTGCCTTGACGTAAAATTCTGCCTTCACGTTGCTCAATATCCCTCGGTCTCCAAGGTGCGTCAATATGGTGCAATGCTACAAGACGGTCTTGGATATTAGTACCAGCACCCATTTTTTCAGTAGAGCCAATAAGTACCCTTACTTCTCCGCTGCGCACTTTTGCGAACAAGGCTTCTTTTCTTTCCTTGGTTTTAACATCGTGGATAAACGCTATTTCTTGAGAGGGAACGCCGCTCTTTACAAGCTTTTTCTTTATCTCCTCATACGCAGTAACGTTAATGTTTTCTTCAGCTACTTCTGGAGTTGAATCCATTTCGGTATCGCTTTCCACAATTTTGTCGCTAGCCCCTTTGGGTGTAGACAAATCGCAGAACACGAGCTGCACGCCCTTAATGTCCTTGGTTTCATTGTATTTTTTGAATACGTTGTCGGCAACGGCAGTAATTTTGCCATCTGCTATTTGAGCAGGGACGCTGCTATCCACCAAGCGAATATCAAGAGAAGCCTTACGCAAATCGCTTGTCAATTTAAGCATATTGTCTTCCGTCGGGTCTACAGCCCTATCATGAATAGCTTTCGCTCTGTCTCTAATTTCGTATTTGATGAAATTGCGCAGGGCGTCGTTAGGTTCAACTTCTATGACGGTCGGTTTATTGTTTTTCAGTTTCGGTATATCAAGGTTTAAATCTTCCTGCGTTTTTACGTCTGCCACTTTTCGGAACATCTTTATCAGCTCCGGCATATTGGTAAACGAAGTAAACTTTTCGGTTTGTCTATAACCTTGGCCATCGGGAGAGCGTTCAACGGTGGTTTCCTTGACTGCAAAGTTAGCCGCCCAATTATCGAAGAATGACATATTTTTTTCACGGAGATTTGCGGCGTCTAAATATCGCAGCATTGTAAACATTTCTGCCATCGTGTTGGAAATTGGAGTACCTGTCGCAAACACCACGCCTCTACCATTGTTTAGCTTGGTAAGATATTGGGTCTTCATAAACATATCGGTACTGCGCTGGCTGTTGGTGTTGCTTATGCCTGCAATCCTATTCATCTTGGTAGTGAAATATAAATTCTTGAACATATCGGCTTCATCGACAAAAATTTGGTCTATTCCCAACTGTTCAAAAGGAATAACAATGTCTTTGCTTTCCTCATTCATATTTCTTTTTAGTTTTTCTTCTAGGTTTTTGGCACGTTTTTCTAAATCCTTGACAAGTCTATTGTTGCTTCGATTCTTTTTGTCACCTGTAACGCTTAGTTCAATAATCGCATTTCGCATTTCCTCTATCTGTTCCTCGTAAAAGCGGTTGTACGCTTCGGGTGACATAGGAATGCGTTTGAACATATTGTGGCTGATGATAATGCCATCCCAATCTTCGGTTGCAATTCTACCAAGGATATTTTGTCGTTGTGCATTTTTTGCAGTACGGCGTTTCTCCAATTCTTCTTTGCTTAGTTTTTTTGAATTGGGAACGGTAACATCTGGTAGGGTTTCGCTGCTGATCGTCAGCAGTTTGGCATTAGGATAGATTCTTCTAAACTCATTTTCAAACTGTTTGAGCATGTGATTAGGAATGACAAACATTGATTTATTGGCTATCCCCAAGCGTTTCATTTCCATTGCGGCAGTCTGCATTGTCCAAGTCTTACCAGCACCAACACAATGCGCCAGTAACGTATTATATCCTTGCATTATACGCCAAACGCCAGCTTTTTGGTGCGGCTTCAAAGAAGGCTCTAACGTGCTATAACCAGGGAAGGTAAGGTGGCTACCATCGTATTCACGAAGTCGCCAGTTATTGTAATTGCGGTTATAGTATGCCGCCAATCGTTCAGCTCTTTCCTTGTCAGTCCAAACCCATTTCTTGAATTCGTCCTGTACTTCTTTTATTTTAGCTTGCGCCTTGGTTGTTTCGTCTTGATTTACACGACGTTTGCCATCTTCGAGAGTGTCATAGACGACAGGTGAACGCATATTAAGTGCGTCTTCCAAAATGTCTGCAAAATCTCTACGGTGTGTACCCCATTTAGTTCTGCTATTAACGCTATCTTTAGCGTTTCTGGCTCTCCAGTCATTGTCCCAGCTAACAGCCCAGCTACCAATGGTGGAATTGTAAGAAACGGTAAGCGGAGCAAATCCAGTCTCTAACATATAGTTAGCAAAGTTTACTATATCGTTGCTAGGTATCCACGGAGTACCAAGGTTTACACTAATTTCTTCTGGTATCAAATCCGCAGGCTGTACATTTTCTAAAGCTTTTATGTTTTTAGCGAAGCGACTATTTTCAGCAGCCGCCAACTTTGCATATTCAAGCTTTTCGCGCACATTGCCAGAAAGATATTCGTCAGCAGTTTCAAAACCGTTTGTGAGAGGATTTTCATAAATCAAGCCATCTAGACTTTTTAATACTTCGGGCTTTTTCTTATTTAGAAGTTTAGCGATGTAATCTACATCTACGCCGCCAGTATTTGCAAGTGACATAGCCAATGCGTCAGCGGGGCTATCGGCTTTGTCTGCTTGAACGATGGGATTGACTGTTCTTCTTTCAAAAATTGCTCTCTTGGAAACAGTTTCCTTTTTGGTTTTCTTGTCGTACTTATAATCTTCTATTGAAGTTACAATTCCATAATCGGGGTCGGATGATAACGCTCTTGCGTTCTTGTCAGCCCCTATATGTCCGTGTTCGGAAACAAACTCATCGTATACAGAATTCAATTTACGGCGCAATTTTACTAATTCTTCTTCTGTGATTTCGGGAGATATTTGTGCGTTCAAAATTTCTTTTGTTGCATCACGCAATCCGACGTAAGCTTTTGCTTTCTTCTGTTCGGAGCTGCCAAGCTCTACCATATTTCCATTGTCATTTTTGTAAACCTTGCCGTCTTCGTGTATAACAAAAGCACCTTGCCTTGTCTTGGCAGGTGCTAAGAATGTTTTTGCTGATTCAATAGAATTATTGTTTCGCTCACTTGTTTTGGGTTTGTAAATATTTTTGGGGAATTTTTCAATGCGTTCTTTTAGTTCGGCTTCAATATCAACGCCAGTACCATCTTGCGCAATCCTGCCACCATAAAGAGTATCTTCTACCGTTTTGCCAATAAGCATATCGGGATTTTTGTGATAATACTCGTTTATGGGCAACGGCATTCTTGAATATTTACCAAGAATTTCACTGTCAGTGGTATTCAACCATTCGTTATTGTGCTTGCCTGCCGCAGCTCCTTCTTTGCGTTTTTGAAGGACAATCAAGTCAGTTGTGACATCTGTACCAGCGTTTTCTCTAAAGGCAGTATCGGGCAACCTTATTGCTCCAATGAAATCAGCTTTCGTTCTTAAGATGTTGCGCAGTCTCATACTGTCGTCACCACTCTGCATTGTGCCTGTGCTAGTAATGAAACATACCAAGCCACCTTCACGCACTTGGTCTATCGTCTTAGCGAAGAAGTAATTGTGGATATTAAGTCTGTACTTGTCGTATGCAGGGTCGTGTAATTTGTAATTACCGAACGGTACATTTGATATAGCTAAGTCAAAGAAGCCATTAGGATATTTAGTAGTTTCATATCCAGCTATTTCGATGTTGGCTTTTTGGTAAAGTTGTTTAGCTATTCTGCCAGTCAGATTATCAAGCTCTACGCCATTAAGACTACTTTTGTCACGCATGTTTTCAGGCATCATACCGAAGAAGTTGCCAATACCCATAGAAGGCTCTAGCACTCTACCACGTTTAAAACCTAATCGTTCAACAATATCCCATACTGCTTTTACAACTAACGGAGAAGTGTAGTGTGCATTATTCGTGGAAGCTCTTGCGGCAGCGTATTCGTCGGAAGTCAACAGCTCTTGCAGTTCCTTGCGCTCGTCGCTCCAATTTGCACTGCCAGTGCCATAAGTATTAAAGGCAGGAGCCAAGCCGCCCCAGCCTACATAACGAGCCAGTACCTTTTGTTCGCTTGGTGTAGCAAGCCTGCCTTCCGCTTCTATTTTTTTAAGGAGCTTGATTGCTGCCACATTGTCTTTGTACTTTGTTTTTGCGCCGCCACTACCTATGTTGTCCTCATCAGTAATAGTGAAATTGTGGCCTGTGGTTTCATTGGCCTTTGCTTCTTTCTTTTGAGAAGGAGCCAGTTCTTCTTTTACGGAAACATCATCTTTTAAATCCTCTCGTACAACATTGCGTTTGTCAGCTCCCTCGCTTGAGCCTCTATCTCGTTTGCCCAACGTATCGTCTCTATCGGATTGTTTGTCTTCGGTGACGGATGTTGCTCCATCAGCTCTTGTCTTATCTGAACGTAACGGTCTTTCGCTTCCTCTATTTTCTTCTCTGCGAATGCTTCCAGCGTTCCCGCCTTCTTCATTTGCTGATAGTCTTTCGGGTGACGCTCCTTTAGAAACATTTTGTATTCTTGTGTTGTTGCCCACATCTTCGCTTACCCCCATTGATTTTATCTTGGGATTTTTCCCCTCGAAAATATCATTGACTAGCTTTTGTTCAGAATTGCTTAGCTCGCTAATTCTGTCGCTATTTAATAACGCTTCGGGATTTTCTTTAAAGATTTTTGCAGTAACCTCATCCTCAAATTTAAAGCCAGCCTGCTTTGCCCAATTCCTCGCATTAGCGTCATCATATCTAGCTCGCCATTTTTGGCTAGGTGTATTCCAGCGATAGCCAGCTCTAACCATGGATTGTTGAGCATTTACATAATCAATCGGTTCAGCAAAGGCTTCTCTATGCATAGTAACATCAATGCTGCTTTTCTTTTCGTTTATTTCAATGCTGTACCTTCCGTTTCGATACAGGTTCTCCTTCTCTTCGCCTTCGGCAACGCTTTCTCTTTGGTATCCAAGTTTTTCAGCAAAAGCAAGAGACTTTTCTGTTTGCTTCGCATACCAAAGGTGTTGCTTCATGCTCCACCTGTATCCTGCGTTTTTCATCTCAAGTCTTAATGAATCGCTTGGCTTTTCGCTAAACTTAATCTCAATGCCATTCATTTCCTTGTTGAGGTTGAACGTAGCACCAAAATTTTCAATGGTTTCTGGTTTTTCCGAAGACACTTTTTCTGGAGCAATTTCGGCTTCTTCCTCTATCTGCTCACCATAAAAATCATCACGCACTGAATCAATGTAGCCTTGCAACGTATCAACAATTCTGCCGTCCATTGCAATTTCGTGCCTTCCGTATTCTTCGACAAAAGCGTGTTGAATGTCATCAAGAGCGTCGATGGCTTCAAGTTTGCTTTCTTCGGTCTTAATTTTTTTGTAGTCCTTATGATATTTCTGCCAGCTCTTAATGCTCTGTTTAATAATACTCTTAATGCGTTCCCTGTTTTCTTTTGATGAGCGTTTGAATTGGTTGATAGCATTAGAATAATGTCCAAGCATCTCAGCAGCAGTATCATCTAAGTCATTAAAACTTTGGGTATCAGCCGCTTTTTCTTCCCGTACTACACTTTCCTCGGGTGCAGCTTCTTTCTCTTCCCCTGCGTCAGATTTGGGCGTATTTTCAAGGGTGTTTGCGGTCACTTCGGTTTGCTGCGCACTGCCTTCCCTTTGGGTTTCGCCACTTTCTTCAAGTTCGACGTTTTGAATTTGATTTTCTGCGTTTTGGTTATTCTCGCCATCTCCTGTAATCTCCACTTCTTCGGAAACAACGGAAGGTACACCTTCTTTTTTAAGTCCTTCGTAGATGTTGATGAGGTTATCAAAATATTCTACATTGGCTCTGTTTTGAGCAAATGCTTCCCCTGCCTCTTGGCTGCCGTCGTCGGGAATGATGTTGCTCTTGTATTCGTCGTTTCCTAAATAAATATTCTCGGCAATCTCATTCAATTCTTTGGCATTCGGTTTTCTGCCGTTTTGTTTATACCAGTTTTGATACCACGGGTCGTTATTGCTGTACCATTCACGGTCGTAGCTTGCACTATTAAGCTTGGTTTCTTCCTTGCCTTTCAAGTCGCTAACATCTGCAATTTCGCCAGTGACCTTGTCCACGTATTGGCGAGTAACTCCTTTACCCATACCATTTTTCAATTCTTCCACAATACCGGCAAACAACTCTTTCCTGCCTTCTTTTGCGGCTTCCAGTTCCGTTTCAACGCCTTGCGTAACATTATCTTTGTAAGCTTCATGAATGTAGCTGATTGCTTCCGTCTTCATGTCAGCAAAAACTTTGTCTTTTCGTGCTTGTTCAGCTTTTGCTTCACGGATATTTCTAGCTTCAAGAATAGCATTTTTTATTCTAGGTGCTATTTGTACCTTAGTGGGAGTGTTGTTTTCCGCAAGAAGTCTAACTCTGTTATTGTTCAAAGCCTTACCTATGCGCTTCATTTCATCATTTCTTGCCGCTTGTTTTTTTCTGGCGTTATCCACAATGTTTTCTATGCGCTTCGGTTGTACGGCTTGGTGAATAGTATCACCGTCTTTTTCATCATTTACAAATTTATTATACAAGAGCTTGAGATTTGCAAGTCTGTTTTCTGCCTGCGGTCTTGATAGCTTCCCACTTGAAAAAGCAGACTTAACCGCATTAACCGCAGTGAAGTAGTCTTTCTTAAACTGTCTAGAATTGCCAGCATAGCGTTCAACGATATTATCGAACACACTGCTAACGGCAGGCGAATCAGCTTTGTTTAATATTCTTCCCAATATATCAATGTCGCTAGCTTGTCTTGTTGATATGTTGGCTTCCTTTTCCATTCGGAAGTTGTCACCCATCTCCAGCCCACGACTTGTCAATTCAGATATGACAGCCTGCTTGTACAAATCTTTGTCACTGTAAGGCTGCACCTTTACGCCTTCGTTGCGTAACTGCTCATCAGTCATAGTCTTGACTGTCTCCAAGGTGCTACGGCTATACTCCCCGATGAACGGAGCTTGCGCCTGTGTTCTGCTGGGTATGAGAGTTCTACCTTTGCGTGTTCCACGCCATTTTCCAGAAGGAGTAGGTGTGTCAAGTACTTTTGCAACTTCATTGTCTGTCATTGGGTCAACTGCGCCAAAGGGAACAACGCCGTACATTTCTCTAAGCAGATTACTCATTTCTGCTTCTCGTTCGGCGGTTTCTTTAGCTCTAAGGTTTTCAGATATTGCAACTTCGTCAAAATCTATTCCAGCAGCGTAATCTTTTCCAAAAGCTTCAGCTAACATATTGTCTGCTTGGTCTATGATTGGATTGTGCTCCTTTGTTTGATAAGTTGCGGCTTCTAAGGTTTCGTCGTCGAAATCTTCAGCTTTGGTACTTGCATCATCGAATTGTTTGTTTATCCAGTCGCCGCCTGCGGTCATAATGCCGCCTTGTACACCACCAGTTAAACCACCAACAAGTGCAGAACTTTTTGCTTGGTCGCTCCAAGCGAGCGGATTGGGAATGTTTGCCAAGGAATCAATTTCGCCTAAAGCGTATTCGCTGCTGCTTTCTTGTGCGCCTTCTTCCCAAGCATTTTGGAAAGTATCAGCAATAACACCCTTCATTGTTTTAGCAAATGCATTCTTTCCGCCTGCTTCTGCGATAATACCACCAAGACCAATACTTTCGACAGCGTTGCTAAAGCCTAAGAGTATTGTGTTAATGCCTGCGTCGGTGAGCGCAGCCATTCTTTTTTCGTTAGGTGTGCCTTGCGCTTTATTGGCAGTTGAGCCACCAGCACTTATAGCTTCCAGTGGCGTTGACATCAGATTGGCAACCAAAGCCTTACCAGCAGGAGTGCCCATTAAAGAAGCCACCTTCGGCAAACCTAAACGTGCAGCAGTAGTACCAATAGCACCAGCTACGCCAGTTGTAACACTTGCAGGCAAAGCAGCAGCAAGCGCAAGACCTTCGGCCAGAAACAAACCAGATGAGCCTAAACCGCCGCCAATATCATACGCTGCGCCTTGTGGGTCAGAAAGATACTGCATCGGATCGTCTACAATATCTTGCCACGCATAATTTCTTTTGCGTTGGTTTTTGTTGGCTATCTCATCAAAATAATTTACCTTGTCTGTGCCAAGCATTGTAGTCATGAAGTCAACCTGGCCACCAAGACCGCCTGCTGCTTGTGCTTTTGCTCCCTTTATGGCTGATTCTAAAAAACCAGCATCTTCGCCGCTTCCTTCGTTGGCTCCAACGCCGCCTAAGCTTCTCTCGTATTCGCCCCAATAGTCAATGATAGCATTGTTTTTGCGTGGAGCTTGTTGGCTTCCGAAGCCTTGTCGTGCGGCAAGCAAGTCTAACGCTTCCATTCTATCCTTGCCTATGCCTTTGAGAATATTATCCATTTTAAATCTCCTTTCGGTTGAAGCAACATAATTACATTAGTCTTTACGGTGTTTCAATGATATAATGAATATAAACAGATTAAAGAGGGTGTTTCTTATGTTAAACTTCATTAACCGTTTGCCAGCACCTATAAGAGTTGTTCTCGCAGCCTTGTCGCTGCTCCCCAAGGTGTTATTATGGTTTGGTGTACCACTTTTAATATTTGTTATATTGCTACTTGGCATTGGTGAATTATATCGCCTTTTCTTCTGACGAGTTATAAGTAAAGCGACTACGAAGTCAATCGTAGTCGCTTTTTATTTTACCAATTGCTTGATTGTCTATCCAAACACTTCACTCAAAGCATCTTTAAAATTTCCGTGCTTTTTGTATGCGGCCACCAGTCCAGCTTGTTTGTCAACTTGGTCAGCAAAGATTTCTTTATTAGCTTCCTGTGGAACAATTCCCAGCATTTTAGACAATGCTTTATATCGCTCGCTGTCTTTTTTGATACCCTTATATTCCGCTATCGCCAAGGCTTGATGCGCAGCCTCGGTAGGCTCGGTGCCAGCCTTGATTAAGTCATCATAAATGATTTTTATATTATTCTGTGCGGTTTCAAGCGTTGTAAAATCCATACCATTTACTTTGGCTTCAAACGCACCTTGGGGATTTGCTACGGTGACTTGCTGACCGTTTTCTTCCAATACGCCTTTGCGTTCAGCTAAGCCTCTGTTGTACACCTCGCTCCAGCCATTGTAGACAGCTCTCATTTGAGGCGGTACTTCTTTATCAGGGTTTTCTGCTTTCCAATCCATTACTTTCTGCATTTCATCTTGCGCCAATTTCATAGAAGCGTCTGACACTTTGTACTTGCTGGTAGTGGTATTCGCTTTAGCCCCCAGCAAGCCCAAGTCATACTGATGTTTTGTGGCTGCATCAGCTAATTTGTCAGCGCGAGTTCTGTTATACTGCATGATGCTGACTGCGTTTTTCTTTAGCTCGGCTGCCGCTTGTGGGTCGTACTTGGCCAGCTCATCAATTTGTTGAATGCCTTTGATGATACTATTGGTGTCGCCATTGGAATTGTAGAGATTGTCATAAATCTCTGGCAACATAAGATTGCCCACATTTGCAGACAATTCCTTTTGTAGTGTCGTAAGTCTTGGTTCAAGAACTTCTTGGTTTATATTGTTTTGCTTAGCCCACGCCTTAACGCTATCTACATCAAGGTTATTGTATTTTTGTTGCGCTCTCTGCAACGGAGTAAGTTCTTCTTGCTTTTTCATGAAGTTGATTGCCCCTTTTGCGTCTGCGCTTGCAATGGCTTCAATGGCTTTATCTACGCCACTTTTTCCATATAGATGGTCTAGAATGGGTGTAGTGCCTTGCGTTAAATCAAAGTTCAAGGCATTATGCGCTTCTTGGAGTTGGCGTTGATAATCTGGTGTTTTCACCTGTTCTGCTGCATTCGCTGCCAGAACTTCATCCATAAAGGCTTTTTGTTTTTGTTCTTCAATGTAATCGTCCAGCTTTTCAGCCTGCCTTTTTTTGGCGTTGGCTGCCCACATATTTCCGTAGGCACCGCCTAACGCCATTCCAAGTTGAAAAGATGGGTCTGCTATAAGCCCTGTTGAGCCTTTATATTTTCTTAGCATACTTCCCACCCTTTCTTATTTCATGTAATTCCAAAAACCGCTGTTGCCAGCAAGTCCTGTTGCTACGCCGCCAAGGAAGCCACCTATTCCACTACCGCTATTTTTGCTTGTTTGTACGCCAGTACCATATTTACCGGCAATGTTACCGAGCACATTGTTGCCACTTTGTTGTAAGCCAAGAGAAGCGTTCCACAAATTAAGCGCCGGTTGTTGAGCAGCTTCCTGTGCCGCTGCACTAGTAGTGATTCCTGCGGCGGCATTACTTACGCCTTGTTGGCCAAGCTGACTTAATGTCGCCACGTTGTCATTATAGCTTTGTGCCATAGCGTTACCTACATTTTGACTTATGTCGTCTAGTGCAGCATTGGTTATGCTGCTGTTAAGAACACCACGTTTGCCAAGGGAGTTTATTGCTTCTCCCACGGTTGCATTCACGCCATCTTTAACAGCAGCAGCCATATTGTCGGTGTATGCTTGCGGAAGTACGCCGTTTTGCAAATTCCCAATGATTTGGTTTGAATTTGCAATTTGCTCTTGCGCAGCCTTGTTCATTCCAGAATAATCTGCTTGAACAGTGCCGTAGCTATCCCACAAAACTTCACCAGCCGAATCATTCAGCTTAATTACATTGGGGAAAAATTCATTTTGGTATTTGAGCTGCATTGCTAACAACTCACGTTCTTCTGGCGAAGGCGTGTAATTGTATGTAGTTGTACTCTTGCCGCCGCCAAACATTCGCAGGTTAAATGTGAGCATTTTCATTTTTCTACCTCGTTTATAAAGCTAATAACATAATAAGCGTTACATTGCTTTTCTTTGTCCCACCAAGCAGGAAAGGCGTAGAACGGTTTGCCAAGGTGATTTTTGCCTTCATACCGAAAGCCGCCGTTCCTGTCGTCCAGTGGGATTTTCTTTTCTATCTTACCTTTTAACGCACGGATATACGGCTCTATGTTTCTTATACAAATAGTAAGAATGGCTGGGATGTTGTTATCCCTGCAAATAACAACTCCAGTTTCATACCAATGTTTACCGTCTCCGCAGGCTTCAAAGATGATTAGTCTTTCTTTATTTTCGCTAACACCGTACTGAGCATATCCCCTGCGCTCATCGTATAGCGTGACAGCCCCTTGGATAACTTTGTGTGTGTCGCCACTTTTCTTTTCGTAAACTTTTACCCATTCTTCAAAGGTCATGGCGTTTCACCTAGATTATCATCGTGTAAAGCATTATATCTGTAATGCTGTGTAAGGATTCACTTTTCAGTGTTAATTGCACATACGGCAATTTATCATAAAGATGCTTTATTCGTTTGGGCGATTTTAGATTGTATTCCCAACTTTGCTTACCGCTTTTGAGTAAAACGGTGCCATCTTCACCATCAATCATCACGCAATACTTTCTGGTAAAAAAGTATTGTGCTGATATGACTTTGCGTGTTACCAGTTTTGTTTCTATTGGAGTTCCGTTATCACTTGCTTCGTTAAATCCCCATCTATGTAAGGATTCCCCTATTGCCATCACGACACCATTATCCGTGTCCGCAATGTCTGTAATAGGTGCAGGGAATGTCAATTTGTATCCTGCGCCCATATTGTATTGATATACGAACAGAGCACGACGTTCTTCGCTGTTGGGAGCGATGACTAGTTGGCGCTTCGAGATAATGTTCCAGCAAGATGGTTCGTGTATGGCTTCACAAAGTAGTTTGTTTATTTTGTAGCCGATTTCATTCATAACAAAGTTGCCGTAGGTCTGAACGGTATCTACACTTCTAATGCCGTTCCTTGTTATGAAAGCAACTGAATTGCCAACTATTTCTATGGATTTTTGGTTTGCTTCTGCGTTGCTTCGCTCGCCTACTTGCATAACAGACCAGTTGGGATATTCGCCACTAACCGAATAGATACGCCCGTTAGTTTTGAAAACAAGAATGTCATTTGCCATAGGCTTGCAAGTGATGATGTCACCGTCGTCTTTATAACCTACCTCTAAAAACTTTGCACTGCTATCATCGTTACTATCCTCAGCCCACGCCGCTTCGCTTTTGGCGTCCCCTACGCTGGAGTAATAAAGATAGTCGTCACCTTGATGTGTAGTTACCAATCTGCCAAAACGCTCGAAAACATTGTCGCATAAGTAACTGTTTTCAATCGTGCTAAGAGTTTTGTAGTCGTACACTTGCAAGTGTCCACCACTTGCTATGAAGATTTCACCACCAAACTTGCAGTAAACAGCAGCATTTGTTCCCGATAGCGTTCCGACTTCCGAACACCCAGAGTAATCAGCAAAATATACCTTGCCGCTCACGCCAGTAATCAAAAAGCCACCTGTCGCCATATCATAAAAGAAATTTTTAATGTTCTCGTTTATTGATATTATCGGTGCAGACAAGCCGCCTCTTGTTCGTAGGCGATTGTAGTCGTATTCGTAGTTTTCGATATACGCCGCTTCGTTTTCTGCCAACTTTGTGTCTGGCAGTGCAGTATTTATGCCGCCGCTAAAATCGCTAAAAGAAATTGCCGTCAACTGTCCACTTCTTTCAATAGGCATTAGCAACACTCCTTTTGAGGTCTTCCAGTCTTTCGCAATCACAATCAACTTCGATTTCATGAAGCATTAACGCTTTCTGCTGTTCGCAAATTATGTGCGACTGAATTTCAATTATTTCTGATTGCTTTTCAATTAGCTCGACAGTATTCATATCTCATCCCACTCCAACGGCGGAAGTTCTTCGAATACTTCTTCAAGCGTGGGTATTTTTCGTCTTCCTGCCACCACTTCATCTAAGATTTTGTAACACTTTGCCCAAACGTAGCTTACCCAATCTTTGACAAGCTCTGCTTCCAATCTGAATTTTTCAACTGGAGAATATAGGTAAGTGCCAACACAAGTATGAACATCGTCATAATTGCGTTCCTGTACTTTTTTGTCCATCCATTCTTGAACTGCATCTGAATAATATTTTTTCATTTTTTCATATTCCAGAAACAATAACATGAATTGTTCTTCTACTTGGCTCTTTGTCAAAGTTGTGCGTAGGTATGTTTCGTCACATTGCCAACCAATGCGCTCGCCGTGTTCGTCAACTTCGGTTACAGCTTCTATGTTGGCTCTCAGCCAAACGTCAGCTTCTCCAGTGGGCAGTTGCATATACGTCAGCTCATTTGGTTTTGCCGGATAAAAAGCCTTCTCCATTTTTGCTTAGCCTCCTGTCATAATCACTAACAACTTTTGCTGCACATTTAAAGGCGGCAGACATTCCAAGTTTCCGCACGACCGTCTTTGTGTCCGAGTGGTCATAAAAGCCCTTGTAGCTTACCACTCTCCTCGCCTGCGGTAAATGAAGTCGTTTGACACGCATATATCGCAAAACCAGTCTTCTGCTATGAATGAAATTCCTTGCTCTCAAGGTAATTTTTCCGTTTCTGTGTATGACAAACCCCATCATATCTATGCCGTCAACGTCAATGTTTTTAATGTGCCAGTTGCTCTTTAAGGTAAACCCTAGCTTTTGTTTCGCAAAGCTAGTCAAGGAATTTGCTGCCAAGATAAGATTTTTGCGTGATGTACCTGTGATGAGAATATCATCCATAAATATCAGAGAATGCGAAGCCAGTTTTTGTCTCTTTCCTCTCCTCTTGTTTCCGTAGGTGTTCATAAGGTGTCTATAAGCAAAAGAAAACATATATTGCACCGCCCATTGTGATGGCAAGGCTCCTATCATAAAACCTTTATAGCCACCAACCCTATGTGACGATAACAGTATTTCCCATAGCCATAACACGTCTTCATTTGCACAATCACGGCGCAAGAGATTAAGAAAAATGTCCATATCTGCACTCGGATAACATTTCTTTGCGTCCATCTTTACGTGCCACTTACATTTGCTAGAATAATGGCGTTTGTGCTTTTTCGCCCAACGGATAGCCTTATTGTCAGCCTTCACCCAATGCCGTATCATTCCAACACCGTAGTTTTGCCCACGCCCCTTTATGCTGCTAGCTTGCTGAATTACCAAGCGTCGCTTAAAGACTGGCATAGTTCCCCAAACAACGATGTAATCAAACACCTGTTGCATAGGCGTTTCGTCACCAATCAATCGTTCTTTCATAGTCGTGTGGTCGTAACGCACCCTAATCCTAACTGGTGGCAAATTCAGTTCTCTTGCCGCTATTCTTGCAACAGCTTCTTTTGCTATGTTTATTATGTATGGCTCTAAGATTGTATTATCTTGCTCATCAAGAGCTTTGAAGTATTCCGTTAAAGACATACCGTGCTTCTTTAACAAATTCCTGAAATCGTGGCGGCGTTTATGCCTTAGAATGCAATCTCTCACCCAAGGCAAAACAACACGCCAGTTTCTTAAATCTATATCCTTGCAACTACGTTTCGTAGAAAACCATTCCTTTCTGTGATTGTATTGGGCTTTCGCTCTCCTACCAGCCCAACGGTTTACTATCAATTTTCGCCGCAGCGTGGACTGCATGACGCAATAATTTTATATTGATTACTTGACAGAAGTTCGGGCGAGGATGTTCCAGTTCGCATTCGACAGCCCATTGTTGCCGTTGAAAGCAGAAAGACCACCGTTAGCAGCACCGTTGTTGAGGTTGCCAAAGGCAAGAAGAAAACTACCCACGCTGAACGTCATGCAGCCCTTATTCTTATAAACTTTTAAAAATCTATTTTGTTCTTAGGGGCATAGCCCCTCTTGAGCGTTATGCGCTCAATTCACCCCTGTTCCCATTGGGAGAAAGGCGGGCGAGGATGTTCCAGTACGCAGACGACAGCCCATGGCTGCCGTGGAAAGCAGAAAGACCACCGTGAGCAGCACCGCTGGAGAGGGTGCCAAAGGCAAGCCACTCTCTCGTGCCAACTGCGGCCGCATTAAGATATGCGCCATCACGAGTATATGTTGTGCTGCTTCCCCCTTCATATTCGCAACAGAAGAAGCAACCTTTGCTGTATGCCAGTTTCTTGGTGTACTGCCAAGAACTCTCAGCAGGCTGCAATAGTTTAATGCCAGTGGCTTCATAGTCGCCTGTTATTGCGGTTGATTGCTTTCCGCTACTTCTTACTACATAAGGCTCGTAATAATACTCGCCGCCTTCTTGGGTAAGATTAAGAATGACATCTGCATATACTTCGTAGCCGCCTACCATATATTCAATGCCTTGCAGCTTCGCAGGATATTTCCCGTTGGTGTAACTTACAGGGCTGCCGTCGTTGCCGAGAACGCTGTCTGTGTAGCCAGTCTCCCAGTGCCACGTTGAAATGTAGGTAGTTCCTGCCACGGAAGCACCGTTAGCGACAGTGTCGAACGAATCACCATCAACGTAAATCGCAGTATAAGCGGATCCGTTTAATGTCACCGACTGTACGTCTACTACCTTTCTTCCATCTTCACCACTAACACTGTAAAAGGTAGCCGCATTTCTATCGTGAGATGTTGAGCTGCTCCCCCATACGCCTATGATAATGGTGCTTCCAATGGGATATGCCGTATTGTTTGCTGCAATGAGAATGCGATTGACGCCTGTTTCAGACACTAGTGCGTTGTTGGTTGCGTTGTGGTTTATGCAACCTTGAAGGATACCGTCTAATGTCATACTTCCATATTTTATGAACGCCATAATCTTCAAGAAGCTGTCGTCGGTAATGCTACCACCACTATACTGTGCACCATTAGCGGCAGCGTATGTGTGCAAGGTGTTGTGGCTGACTTTTCTTGCCGTCGGGATTACGCCAGCGCAACAGGTTAGCTTTCCGTCTGTAACGTGAGCCATGTACTTTGCGTGGATTGTCCAACTACGGAAAGAGTTGTCGCTCACCTTAATTCCAAACGGAGCGTCTATGTTGGCATAAGGCTTCATTGTGGAAGTCCAGCCAAAACGATAAGTGTTGCCGCCGTCAACGGTGTAAATGTAACCGTTCATCTGCAAAACGCCTACATACTTCTTGGTGTTATAGCGGTCGAAGTTGCTTGTAATGCCGTCAATGGCAGTAATGACTACGTCTTTAGTTGTTGCGTCCACTTCCCAGTTGCAATCAACAACAGCAAAAAAAGGGTGACCAGCATAATCATCGTTGTTTTCTTTTGTATCGCTTGAAGGCGTACAGCTCATTCCTGCGTTGTCGCCGCCTTTTGTACCAGTAGAGACGGCACTAATCGACGGTTGATAAAATTCCGTGTAACCGTCCCACTCGATGCGTGTAATGGAATACCATTTATCTACCAGTGCAGTAAGCGTTTTTGAATCTGCCCCCTCTGCGCCGTTCGACAAAAACCAAAGACGCATGACTTCTTTGTATCTTTCTTTAGTTCCATCAAAAAGAAGTGTTACAAGGTTGTCTTGGGGAAGCGGTGTGCCCATTGATATTCGCTCTACCGCATCAGCAATTCGTTTCAAAGTGCTTTCTCTCGGTAAATTTAGTTCTGGCATATAATCACTCCTTTAGTAAATTATGTTTAAACCGTTGTCTTCGCTATCAACCTCGAAAGAAAGTCCAGCTAAAGCCCTTTTGTTGGCTTGCACCTGTGCAACTATTTCCGCATAGCCGTCTGGTGTGCCTTTGTAAATTTCCTCTTTCAATCGTTCTGTTTCTTCTTTCGCTTCAACAGCAGTCTGCGCATTGCTGGCCGCTTGGCTTGCACTCGAAGCAGCCGCATTCGCTTTTGTCGTAGCTGTGTTTGCGCTATTGCTAGCTGATGTTGCGCTCTGTTCTGCTGAATCGGCAGATGAAGAAGCGGAAGATTTTGCGCTCTCTGCTGCCGTCTTTGCGGCTTCCGCAGCAGTTTTAGCAGCCACCGCTTCGTTCTTAGCTGTTTCTGCGGCAGCTTTGCTGCTTGCTGCGCTTCCAGCGGACGCACTAGCACTCGTTGCGGAATTTTTAGCATTAGTTGCATACGTGGCTGCGTTGCTAGCTGATGCGCCAGCAGAAGAAGCCGCATCGCTGGCGGAAACAGCAGAATTGTTTGCCGAAGCCTGACTATTCGCAGCAGCAGAAGCACTAGCTGAAGCTTTAGCTTCTGACGCTGCCGCTTTGTCGGCGTCGCTTTGTGCTGACGAAGCTGAATTTTCAGCAACATTTTTTGCACTCTCTGCTGCCACCTTTGCCGACGTTGCTGTTGCGCTGGCAGAAACGGCAGTATCTTTGTAGCTCTTGGCGTTTTCTTCCGCAGCTTTCGCAGCTTCCGCTGATTCTTCGGCTCCTTCCGCTGCTTCCTTCGCTTCGGTTGCGTATCCTATGATATCTCTAAGTATGCCACCAGCAACGCCTTCTGTCGGCTCAGTGGGCAACTCGCCTTCGGTGAGACCGCTTTTACCGACAGGAACATCAACACTATTAACCGTTATGAGTTTATTAGTGGGTGCAGAATCGCTTAGCCCAATGACGTTTACATTGAAATATCCTTCGCCTACTAATACTTCCCACGGCACAGTACAGCAATCGTTTTCATCAAGCAAGATATCGTAGAAATTGTCATCTCGCTTGAATTGAGCGTCTTTTACTAATCCTTTCCAGTCATCAGTAAACAAAAACTTCGCAGTCAAATAGCCTTGGCTATCCGCAACAACTGTTTTGTAGTTGGCTAATTCAAGCGTCTGGTTTGTAATTTTGAATATTAGTTCCATTGTAATTTCCCTCTATCGCGGAGTAGGAATGTTGGTTACATCAATCAATGCACTCTATTCAACGCTGTATGCCAAAGTGTTGCCATCAGTTGCTATAAACATTACTTCACCCGAAGTAAGTACAGTGTCTACAGATACGTTGTAAGTTGCTGAAACTAAAGTGCATTTCAATGATTTGCCACCTGTTGTGTCATTTCTACCTCTGGTCGCCGCAACGACTATTCTTAGTTGTTGCCCAGAAGTATAGTTACCTGTCAGATTTATTGTTACATCTTCATTCAAGTGGTCGGATACGTTATTGCCGCCAGTACCAAGTGTATATGTATCTAACAAGTTTGAGCCAGCATATAGTTGAAGCGTAACTTTGTTATACCCATCATAATAAGGAGTTTCTCCGCCAGGAAACCATGTACCATTGGCATCGAACCCAGGTGTTATATGCAGATAATAATAACTTTCGACCACCACGCGAACCGCAGCAGTAACTTGAGTAGACATATCAATAGGAGTAAATAAATATTCACCGCTTGGAGCGTTATCTTCCGTTTCGATAATTTTATCGTTATAAGCTACCAATCCTGATGAGCCTGCTCCTAAAGTGGAATAGCAATTAACTGTAAATCCTTCAACACTGATATTTGATGGATAAATCGTCCAAAATACCGCTGCTGCGCTAAAACCCTCAGCAGTGACTTGCATATTAGTAGGGATTAGCGTAACAGAGGGAGTTTTATCCCATGGGCTATCAAATTTTACCGTTTGTCCATGCTTTGCTACACCCATTACAAATCTACCAATTCCAGCAAACCGATTACCTGCGCTGTCGTAGAAATGCATACCTTCTTCACTAAACAAGGTATATGTTCCGTTTGTATTGCTGACGGTTAATCCGTTCTCATCCAACCTAACCGCACCGCCAACAAGCGCAAGCGCACCCGCAAGCTTAATGTCACCAGCGTGTAGCTTTTCTGCTGAAATAGCACCTGCGCTGATGTGGTCGCCAATAATGCTTTCTGATTGGATAGCTTCAGTAGTAATTGCTCCAGCTTCTATCTTGTCAGCAGTAATTGCTCCAGTTTCTATCTTGTCAGCAGTAATTGCTCCAGTTTTTATCTTGTCAGCAGTAATTGCATTAGCTTCAATCTTAGCCGTTGTTACTGCATTGGCAGCAATCTTATCCGCAGTGACGGCGTTATCATCTAAATCTCCAGTAGATATAAGGTATTCTACAAAAGTTGTTACTTCGTCCGAATACTCTCCGTCTCCAATGTCGTCAACAAAGCAATATTTAACGCTTATGCTCCCACTGAAAAGGTAATAGACAAAATTTTTATTAAAGCTAGTGAACGCTTCGCCGTTTATCATCAATTTGTACTGTGTGTACCCATTCGGCAGGGGCGCCATAGCTATGTTTACGCCCTTGGTGACTTTCGATAAAATCGCCTTGGCTGGCTTGGTTGCTATCGGTTTATTGAATTGATGGACGGCAGGCTGGCTATATCCACCAAAGATGTTGCGAGCGAAAAGGTAAGCAGTACCGCTACGGACGTTAGGATTTGCCCTAGAGAACATTGCCCTTGTGCGGTCTAATAAATTTTCATTGTATGTCCCTGCTTGGGCATCAAGTCTCAACTCAAAGAAGTCTACATAGCCGTTGTCATCATGCAGCCATTCCCACAAAGCACCTTCTTCATCCCAGTTTAATATGAATTGTCTTGGAGTTGCTGGTATGAGTACGCTGCCTTTAATGGTTATGTTTGCTTGTGGAGCTTTATCAAATATCGAAGTGCCACCCTGCTTGTTGACCGCCACAACCTTTACCGTATAAGTAACGCCTGCGCTGACGTTGGCAATGATGTACTTCACGCCCCCACAACTACCAACTTGCTCAAATGTTCCACCTTCTTCTTTTATCCATATTTGAGCTGAGGAGAAGTCAGTAATATTGGTGTTGTCGTATTCAACCTTGATGTTGTTTTGTGGCATTCCATTCGCATCGGTTGTGTGTTCTTCTGTCAATCTTAAATTTACGAGCTGTTCTGCGCCGCCTTCCCCCATATTGGACAGCTTGTCCTCAATGACTTTATTTACCGCTTTAGAAAAATCACGGAGAAAATTCTTTAGCTTAGAGACGAAACTTTTGCCGTCGCCACTCACGCTATTCGGAATAGTATTCAGCAGTTTATCATCATTAGCCATAATATCCCCTCACTACATCACCCTCGCTACGGTTTTGGCGCAGTACTAACGTAGTAATTTGTGAGACAAGAACGCTCATTAGCTGGGTCTCTTGGGAGATTTGGAAGTGATCACTCATTCCTGCACGAGCTATGGCGTATTCAGCCACTAAGGAGTTAATGTCGTTATCGAAGGGCAGGATTGTATTTGCAGTAACGGCAGGCTGTTTGATTACACCAAAGACTGTATATTTGCAATCTTTCTCCGGCAAAGGATATACAAGCACAGTTTTATCACCTAAACTACAATACTTTTTCGGTACTCCTTCTTCTGAAAGGTCGTCTATGTCACTAAAGTGCTGTCGTTTTAACTCCTTGCCGTCAACCCTTACGCTCAGTAGATAGCTAGCCTCGCTATGAAAATCTATCCTGTTAGTGCCTTTTGGCAAATAGCCATCTGCAATAATCTTGGAAAGATATTCGGGGTTATGCTCCAGCACAATCCTTCTGACAAAGCTGATACCGTCGGATATGTAGTCTACCAGTTCCTCGTCAGTAAAGCTGTTCTTGTCTTCGTCTTTTAATGTTCTTCGCAATCTTTCTATCATCTTGCTAACGCTGCTCATATAATCACCCCTTAAACAAAAACAAGGGCGCAGCTAAAAGCCACGCCCTATGTAATTAGAACCGATATTATTAGTCGTCGGCAGATGAGGTGATAACTTGGATGGTAGCGAAGTCTTTATTGTTGAACTTAGATTTTGCTACGCCAATGATAGCACCAGTTGAGAAGCCTGCTTGGTTGCCATAGTCAAATGACTTTTCTTTCCAGCTTGCTTCTCTTGCCACGCCTTTAATGCCAGCTTGACAGCCCAAGAGCAATGCGTGACCAACCTTTGCGCCATCAGCACCAGTAGTAGTTCTGGGAAGGTTTTCATATTCGTGCAGCACTACACCATCGTAAACGCCAAGCATACCGCTGAAAATGGGATTGTTAGAGCCACGCTCTGCGCAGTTGTATTGCGCTTGCAGCCATTTTTCATCGTTTTTAAGGTCACGTGCTTGGTAGTTGTCTACCAGCATTACATAATATTTTTTGCCTTCAATATTCACAGGGCGAATCTTCGGCTCCATTGTTTTAGCTTTACGAGCTGCTTGTGAAATCATAGCAGCAGTAAATACATCCGAATTAGTAATGCTGGCTTCGGCGTCTTTGCCTTCGGGGTAAATTACGTTACCGTCAGTAGGATTAGCGACAAGGGCATTGACAATCATTTTTTCTTGTTTTTCAATGAGCCACAATTTCAAACCGTCTTTTGCCGCTTTGCGCAAATCGAGGGAAGTCTTTTGTTCTTCCATACAACCTTCGAGGCGTACGGCGTGGCGAATTTGGTCTACAACTACTGAGCAGTCGTAGAATTGCAGTTTTTCTTCATTGCCTTCAAGGGTGTTGTCGCCAGTAACGCCCTCACCAGTCAAGCGCATTACCAAGGGGATTGTGATTTGGTCACCCTTGTCTTTTTTGAGTTCGGTCTTCACTTGAATAATGCTCTCTTGACTTTCGCCAGTGAATCTAGCAAAGTAGTTTTCTCTTTCAGCTTCACGCCACAGTTGTTTGCCCCAAGCTCTTTGAACGAGGCCAGCAGGGAGAGTGGTAGTCGCAAACATTTGAAGATTAAACATTGCTATTACGGAAGCTGTAACAGCAGTAATTTTGCGGAGTTTCATGTTAAAAAATTCCTTTCCGCACGTTAGAAATTACTTATAGCGCACCAGACAGAACACGCTGTCTAATCTCGACGGGAATGGCTTCCCATAGTGCCCCTGTCGGGTCTTCGAGAGCGGCGGCTATTCTTTCTGGCGTGTAGGATTGTTCTGTGCCAATGCTACCGCCAACGGCTGGTGCTTTAGGTAATCTTTGTGCATTGTCGATTTTCTTTGTAACATCAATTTTAGTCGCAGGCGGTTGAGCTTTTAATTTCTCATACGCCGTGTTGGTTTCTTCAAAGTACGAAGAAACCATTTCTATGTCTTGGTAAGTACCTTTGCCGTTTTGGATACGTGCAAAAGCATTTCGGAGAACTTGCTGTTTTCTTTGCGGCAATTCAACAAAGTGAGTTTGTGAAATGTAGCCCCAGCGTTCAGCTGCATCGGGATATGAGTTCAGTTTAGCGTTAAGCGCATTAAACTCACTGGACACTTCTGTTATTTCTCTAGCATAAGCTGCCTGTTTTGCATTGTAGTCGCTTATTTCTTTGGTAATGTTATTCACTTCGGTATTTACCATACTTTGGAATACTGCTCTTTGTGCAGGATCGTCACCAAATTCAAAATTCTCTACATCTTCCTCTGTCAGATTCATACGTTTTCTGACACGCTCTATGGCAATCTTAGCAACTTTGCTGTATTGCTCTTGATTTAAAGTAATCTGTTGAGCTTCGCTTGCAGGCTGCGCAACGGTAGTAGTATCGGGCTTGACTTCTTGAACAGGTGCAGTCGGTTGCGGTGCAGGGGTTGCCGCAGCTTTCAATGCCGCAAGTTCTTCTTTCAATGCTCGTACTTCTTCTTTGGCAGCCTTACCGCTTGCATAAACTTCTTTAAAGCGAGCGTAAGGAACAGGCTGTCCTTCTTCGGGCTGTAATTCTTCTGTGGCTACTTCTGTCGGTTTCGGATTATTTTCGGCAGCACCCTCTACTTGTTTGTTATCACTGTCAGCATCAGCGGGCGGGGCGTCTACTTTTGTTTCCGTTTTGGCGTCAGCTTCATCGGTATGGTCTACAGCATCGGCATCGGCTTCAATACCAAGCTCTTTCAAGATGTCTTCGTCTATACCTTCGACTGCTACTTCGCTAAATAATTGCAGATTGAATTTAAACATTAAGTTTCCTCCTGTTTTACATCACGATGGATGGATAACGACCGTATCGCCGTCGGCGCGAATATAAAAAGGCAACAGATTGTTATCGCTTAGTATTTGAAAGCATTAAACAATTCTATTGCCAGATTAACATTTTTAATTTGATTTTCATTGATGACGCTGGAGCTTCCTGCTGCTCTCATTGCGTTTTCAAACAATTTGTTGGCCAGCTCCAAGCCTTTTTTTGCGCAAGCATTAACTTGGGCTACAATTTCTTTGTCGCCAGTGTATTTTACACCATAGATATCAGGTCTCGGGAATACACTTGCTTCATCATCAAATCGAGGAATACCTTGGCTTTCGCCTGCGCAACAAACTGCTTCTTCTTTTCCTACGCTGCAATTTTCTTCTTGGGGTTCTACGGCTTTTTCTTCTTGGAGTTCTACATTTTGAGTTGCTTCTTGGGATTCTACGCTAGTGTTTGTTTTTTTCTTGGTTGTCATTTTCTTTGTTCTCCTTTAGATTATTGGTTTATTGCTCTCGACAAATCCGTTAATAGCTGATTGCGTCAACGGCGCTTGTCGTTGTAGCCCTTGTGGATTTTGTTGTACGGGTAGCATAGGCTGTTGATACAGTATATTCGGTGCATACGGTTGCGGTTGTGGCAAGCCACCCATAAGGAAAGCAGCCTGCTGTTCGATGTACCATTGCATGAACTTGTCGGCGTATTCTTGAGGGAATATGCCAGCCTTGGCGGCGAGTTGGAGCTGCAAGGGCAGTTGCAAGTCTTTGTAAGAAATGGATTGAGAGAGCTTCTTCTGTTTCTCCAACTCGAACTGCATTTGCATTTGTTGTTGTTGCGCCTGCGCCTGTTGCTGTTGCTGTTGTTCAAGCCTGTGTTTAATCTCTTCTTTTTGCGGAATGTCTGACAGGTCAAGCAAGATGTCTAAAATAATATTTCCGTTTATGCCAAGTTTTCCGCAAGCATCTACCAAACTCCAGAACTGTGCTGTTCGTTGTGTTATGGTTGCAGGAGTATCGCTGATGACAATGTCGTACTCGCCAACACTAAGGTCGTTCAGCGTTCTTACGATTACGTTCCCTTGTCCATCATCTATCTCTTGTTGCTTGTTGATGGTTATGAATTCAAAACCGCCGTTTGTGCCGGTAATGCGGAAGGTCTTTTCTTCCGTATAAAATTGAGGAATGACACCAGCAGCACCACGCTTGCCCCATAGCAGTTTCGCAACACGCTCTTTAGAGAAGCGGAGATTGTCAAAAAGTGCAGCAATGTGCGTAATTGCTTGTTTTTGTTTCAATTCAATGGCTCTGCCACTGGCAAGGTTATTGATGTCAGTGCCCATCAAAGCTTCATTGATACCGCTAATTGCTGGAAGGTCGCTCAACGCTTCCGCCGCTGCATTGACTGCTCCTGCGGCAACACCTTGCGGCTCTAAGCGTTTTAGCCTGTTGCCTGTAAGTGCATTAACGGCTACTTCAAGCATTGCACCAGGAGTGGTTGCTTTTTCCTTGAATTCAGTCTTTTGTTTATTGGTGAGTGCGCCTTCCTCAAAAAGCCAACCACCATTTGATTGTGTGTTCAAAATGTGTAACTCTTGGCTACGGCGCTTATTAACTTCACGCTGTGGGTCTTTTAAGTCTCTGATTATACCAGCAGGCATATCATCGTCGCCTTGGTAGTAGCAAACAAAAGGCACGAACGGAAACTCGCCATGTTCATACGGGCTGGCCACGTTCTCTAATACAACATTGTCGAAGAAGCTAAGCAATCTAACTTCCGTCACTGTGTATTCGCGCACGCCTCTAATCTGCTCATTTCCAATCATTTCTGGCGTTGCTGTGGTGGCGGTACTGCCATCAAGTAAAATGTAAATGCGTTTATGAACTGGCTTCTTGTACCACATTTCAGCAAAGCGGATTTTCTTTGTCTCTTTTTGAAACCAAAGGTCTTTCTCGCTTTCGTATTCCTGTTCTTCGTGCAAGTATGAGTGCATTTGAGCCTCGACAGCTTCTTTATGCTCTGGGTACACGGCAATGAGTTCTTCTTTATCAACCCATCTAGCACGAACTAAATACTTCATGTCTCTGAAATGTTTGTCTCTGCTTTCGGGGTCAACGTAAATATCAAGAGGCGACACCCTTCGGACAAAAGCATCTCCATCCATTGTCGCCCAATCGAATTGATAGCCCACTTCAAACCAACCGATACCCATTTGTGCGCCATCCATAAAGACGTCGCTCTCTTCGTAGTTGTAGTGGGATTTATCCATTATGTATTTTGTAATGCCCTTCCTAACCTGTGCCAGCTCCATATCGTCGTTGGTGCGTGGCAGGAAATCTATGTCGTATCTGTTAAGACGCTGATAGCCACTTAACACATTAAGCAGCGGCTTAATCCTGTTAATGGTCAAGGCAGGGCGTTGGTTTTTTTCAAGATTATCCTTGTCTTCGTTGCGCCATTGTTTGCCAGCGTAGAAGTCTCTGTCTTCTTTGGCTTCGTTGCGCCAGCGCTGCGCAGCGTCTACGGCATCTGAAAACCATTTTTTGAATACCTCTAGTTCTGCATTTTGCTCCACAATAGTTGTTTCGCCTTCGGGAGTTTTGGCGTACTGTAAACCGTTCAATCCATCCATAGTATTTTCTTCTCCCCATCTTTAAAACACAAAGGGAATTGCAGTCGCACCTGTTTTATTCCTACTACGACGCTTCTAACGATAGCTTCGGTTGCTACCGTTCGGCGACAGGTGAACGATAAAACCCCTTCGTCTAGTTTTTTGACTTTGAAATCTCTTGACTTGCTGTGTTCTTGACAGCCAACAAACGCTGTTTGTCCCAACACGCTTACCATTGCACAAACAACATCCATGCCATTGGTCAATGCGCAAAAGCCTGCGTGTCCCTTTAGCTCGAAGTCTATCTGTTTGTCACGAATGCTCGTTTTAAATTCAATCACTGTTATACCCCCCAAGGCGAAGTCGTAGTTTTTTCTTCATTCCAACCATCAAGCTCGTATGCGTCTTTTTGCCTCGGTCTCTCTGGTTTGTAGGGTCTCGACATACAACCGTAGCCAATGGCATCTACTGCGTGGTCTTCGCCATTGGTATCATATTTTTCGGGAACATTCTTATCGTGGGTTATTTCGGGCAATGTTCTGATTAGGTGAAAACAAGTGTTAAAAACGTACAGAGCAGGAACTTGATTACCATTCTTGTCGGTATAGCCTTCAAGGCGCAGGCGAATTTCTTCGCCTACTTGCTCTCTACCCTTAACAGAAGGCTGGAACATTTTGCAATCTCCAGCCATTAACACTTTGTTTATCTCCTCTGATATGCTTGGAGCACCGGGGTCTTGCTTATTCCAGCACGCATTATCCAATACGCCGTAGCTAATCAACTTGCGGTCGCTTGCTTCTGCTGCAACAATCTTTTGCGCAACCTGTCTGCTACTCTCTTTTGTTCCCACGTTAGCCTTGCCACCGTAACCATATAACTCACGATAGATGTACATCTTGCCGTCAAAATCTACCGCCGCCCAATAGCAGGCATACGGTCGATAGCTGCCCCAGTCCATCATTCTGAAACGGATCCAGTTGTCTGGAATTTTGAACGGCTTGATTACATGTAGGCTTTCACGCCAGCCATTAAAGTATTGGCCGCCCAGCAACCCCCACTCGCCGAGTGCATATACTCTGTACCCTTCTGGGTCGCTTAGTTTTCTGCGCTCCATACGAATGCGATATTGTTCATCAATGAAACGGTTTTGTTCAAACGTGCTTGTGTCGGTTAAAACATCTGGCGACGGATTGTCAAAGAACTTTGCCTTTAGCCAATGTTTGGAGCTGACAGGGTTGAATGTCGCTATTATCTGATAGAACAAATTCGGGTTCCTCTGTTTGCCACGGAGACGGTCATCAAGAATATCAAAGTCTTCTTCCGTCAATTCCGTCGCTTCCTCCACCCATATCCAAGTGATGTTACCGTCGTCGTTGGTTATAGACTTTACTTTTTCACGCTGCCTATCATCCTTCATACCTCGAAAAATCACACTGTTACCAGTTTTCTTATGCCGCAGTCTTAATGGCGATTCCTTGACTTCCCAGTATTTGTCCCATTTGTTTTGATAAACCGCTTTGATAGCTTTTTTCAGTTGGGCGAATGTGCTATCACGGTTTGATTCATCTATCTTTCTAATACAGAGCAGATTGGCTCCTTGGTATTGTTTATCCGATAATCTCAATATTAGGAGCTGGGCTATATTTTGGCTCTTGCCACTACCAGCCGACCCCTTTAAAATCAAATATCTTCGGCGACAGGCGTTTACTTTCTTGAAGTGTTCATTGAAAAAGAGGTAGCGGATTTTAGTTTTCTTCTTGACTTCCATTTTCCAGTTCCTCTAAATCTTCTTCGCAACCATAGAACGGTTGTACAATAACGTCTTCGCTCTCGCCGCCATCATCTTCTTTCTTCTTCACGCCAACACCGTATATCTTCCCTAGCTTTTCAGCAGCACTCAATCTATCCTTGAGGCTTGGGTCTAAACCGAACTGGTCTTTTTCCTCGCCTCGCATTACCTTGGTTAAGAACATCATTACTTCCTCGCCGTCGGCAATGAGTTTTTCCTCGGCAGTCCTACCTTCGGGATAGGTAATTCTTATATATTCTTGAATCTTAGCTTTTATTAAATTTTTGTGGCCGATGACCGCAAGCGAGTTGTCGTCGCCCTTGTATCCCGCTCGTCTTGCTGCTTCCGTGGCGTTCTGCAACTTCACCCACCAGTGTGCCCAAGCCTTTTCCTTTGGCGACAACCTCGGCTCAGACGAAGTAACCTTCTTCTTTCGTGAAGCCATTAACCACCACCACCTTTGTAAATGGCAGCCAATGCTTTCAGTAATTCCACTTCCTTGAATGATTCAAGTACTGGGACTTTTACTCTTTGGCACTTCTCGGGGTCTTTAGCTTTCTCGGGAAAGAGCATATTGTATTCTTCCACGTCATAGCTTCTGTTTAAAACCATCAGCGTAACGGGTTTACCTAGCTTCTCGCTAAAATTCTGGCGGTGGTCTATCAGATATACCGCACCGTGCTTTTGTAAAAGTGCCATGCATAACTTTTTTATTAAACCGCTAAACTTACCCATACGCTAACACCTATTCTCTATAAAACACGTTCAGACAGCCGCTATGCTTCGCTTCTCAGCGTGTTTTTTAGCCCTGTCCTTATGTTTCCCTTCACTGAAACGAGGAGCTTCTGTCCTCTCTATATAAAAATAAACCTGTAAATCCAGTAGCGAAATTCCTTGTCGGGTAATGTGTCGCACTTCCAGTTTTACAGGTTTTATGTCGTTGGAGCTGCCGTCGAGATTTGAACTCGAAACCTACTGCTTACAAGGCAGTTGCTCTGCCAGTTGAGCTACGACAGCATTTGGCAGGGACATTCATGTCCCTACCACAGTTCTTTGATTGTGTTCTCTAGGAACTAAGCGCAGAAACGCCATCATGGACGTTCCCGGTACTCCTTCTGCATCATGGCAGATGAGCTGCTATATGTCTCCGACAAAAACGTCGGGAGCATCTATGCAAAAACTTCCTTAGTCTCAAGCCAACTTCAAACTAACTGCTAAGCAGTGCGGAGTTGAACGCTATCGAGTAACTATCGAGTACTATCGAGTAACTGTCGAGTAAACGTCCAAGACCGAATGATTCGGAGAAGATGGTAAGAAAATCAAGAAAGAAAAAGCCATTTTTATAACACGTATCGTTTCCGCATTATGAAAAATGGCTTGTTTATAATCTGTATACTAATTTTGATAATACTTTTCCGTATTTTTTCTCATTTTTATTTACACAGTTTAACACCATACAACCGCTAGGCTGCGTTCCCAACAATAGGCAACATCACCTAGCAGTCATATTTGCTGGTGCTATAAATAAAAGCTGCACAGCAGCAGAAAGGCTTGGCTGTCCGTGGCTGGATTCGAACCAGCGACACAAAGGTTTTGCAACCTTCTCCCTAGCCAACTGGGCGACACGGACAATATGGCGGTGTAGGCAGGATTCGAACCCGCGCAGCGTATCCCTACGCTCTCGCAGTTTTCAAGACTGCTCTCTTAAGCCGCTTGAGTACTACACCGTTTGGCGGAAAGAGTGGGATTTGAACCCACGATACGCATAGCGTATATATGCTTAGCGGGCATACACCATCAGCCTAACTCGGTCATCTTTCCGTGTTGCCCATCTTTCCTACTTAATGCCAAAATAAGGCTTCGGGGAAGATGGGCTTGAGATTGTGCACACTAATCTCGGATGGATGTAAACAACGTGTTTCGTGTCCCTCGGACGCAAGAGGTAAGTACCGCACGTTGATTATTAACTGGAGTTCCCTGTCGGATTCGAACCGACGACTGTTCGGTTATGAGCCGAAGACTCTAGCCACTGAGTTAAGGGAACAAAACCGCACTGTAAAAAATCTAAAACCAGTGCGGCATCAACAGAAAAGAGTGAAAGAACGATAAATAGAAAAAGCACTCGTAAATTACAAGTGCTTTTAGTTCGTCTATTTATCTATTATGAATTATAGCATATTCAAAACAGGGTGTAAAGTCATAGACTCTTTGATTTTTTAATGTTTTGGTGGCAATAAACCAAGCCCGACAGCCACTCCCTTTGCAAACGTCATTATGTCAGTAAGCAGGACGCTGTAAAGCTGTGGAGATATGTTTAATCGTTCGACCGTTTCTTTTCGACTTTCGCAGGCTACATATCTCGCCTTGAGAATTTCCCCTTTCAGCCCTTCCTTGTACTGCTGTTTAGTCCACTCCACTACCTTTAGCCAGCCTTCTGGCTTGCGCAATGTCAATGTTTCACGCTTCCCGTTGAAAAACATTCCATATTCCACGATAACGGAGGCTAGTGGCATTGCGTTTTTAATGGCAGCATTGGCAGTAATGTCGCTGATTCGACAATGCCCTGCACTACCGCCAGTGTGTGGCGCACAGCTATCATTCCTCTTTTCATAAATCGCCCTTCTGATATTTGCTTCGTACTTGAAACAAAACTCAATTAACTCTTTAATGTCCATATTCCCTCGCTGCTAAATTTTAGCTACAATACTTCACGCAGCTTTTACGACAGCTCTCAGAACGGTATTTCTTCGTTCGGCACAGGTGTGCCGAAGCTACCAAAGTCCGCAGGGGTCTGTGAAAGTGTCTCTTCTTTTCGTTCTATGAATTCAAAACCAAAGGCTATTACCTCGGTGATCCATCTTGTAGTACCCGAACTGTCTGTGTAGCTGCGTATCTGCAGGCGACCTTCAACCAGTACTCTTTGCCCCTTGCGCAAGCCGTTACCAGCCAGCTCTGCGCTTTTGCCCCACAAGATGACAGGAATGAAATCTGCCTGTTTCTCTTCATTTTGGGATGTCGGTCTATTGACCGCTATTGTGAATTGACAAACTACCTTGCCAGTCTGGGTGTATCGTACGTCGGGGTCTTTTGTTAATCGTCCCATTAAGATTATTCTGTTCATGTTATACCTCCGAGAAAATTATATTCGGGAATCTATGCAGGAGTAACTTCTTTTTCAGCATGTATTCCTTTGTTCTGTAACCTTTGACATCAACGACTTCAAAGCTACCGTCATTATGCTCGATGACAAAATCAGCAAGATATTTGATTGGTCTATATGTTTTTTTATTGTGCTTGAAACTTGGCAGAAGGATATACTCTACCTGTCTTTGGTAGTCTTTAATATCTCTAGCCATTTTGCGGATTCGCAGCTCACAATAATAATCTGCTTCCTTCTTGCTGTCGAACACGATGCCGTCTATTTCGGTTTTTCGTGCGTTATACTTACTCATGACCTTCTCTGTCTACCCTTTCCGCCCAGCGTCTCCATTTTGGAGAATTGTTGATGTCACTGGTGCTTGCTTTAATACCTAAGCAATTAAGCACTATTAGTACATCTACAATCTCGTCAAACAAATTTGCATGCGCTTCATATACAGGAGTGGGCGTTACATTATTTGATAACTGCTCTGCACGAATACACTTCAAGGAAGCCTGCGCCAGTTCAGAACATTCTTCCGCTAACTGCTCATACAGTGTGCGCCTGTCTAGTTTTTCAAGAATAACCTGTTTATGCTCGTTCATTTCGTCACTCCTTCAACTACAGATAGTAATATTTTAATTATGCGTCTTTCTCCTTTTCCTTATACCAAATACAAGCCTTTTTGTCGCAACGCACCGCCATAGGACTTTTGCGAACTACGCAATTCCCCTCGCCGCCTGTACTTTCGTCAACAAAAAATCTGCAACCACCACAAGTCTTTTCTTTATCCATCTATTTAGCTCCTTTCGCCCTTGCATACGCTTCATATTTGTTTTTGCACATTCTGTTCCACCTCTTTTTTAATAGCCGTCTCTATGATGTCGTTGAGGTATATGTTCATTGAGACGCCTTTTTTGTTTGATATTTCCCTCAATTCCTCGAAGGCTCTGTTGCACATGCGAAGGTTCACTTGTCTTGTGTAGGGTGTGCCATTAGGAAAGCGACGCACTTTCTTCTTGAAGGCAGACCTTACGGCGTGGATAGGTTTGAAATCATATCGCTTCCACTTCTCAGTATAGTTTACTCCGTCGCCTTCACAGGCAAATAGCATAGTTTCGTAACTACCGCCATAACACGGAACGCCCAAGTCCACGGTAGACAACAGATACTTTTGGCCATCTATTGAGACAATATCGTTTTTGAGGTCTAAATCTTCTCCGAAAGTCATTCTTGCCACTCCCTTCCCGTCAGCTCTTTGTACTTAGCAGGGAGTGCTGCAATCGCTTCTTCTTTGGCTCGGAATGTGCACCCACAAGCCTTGCGACAACAGTCTGTTGCGTCACCATACCATCTAGCTCTAACAACACTAAAGTCGGTATCCGAATAAGTCCAATATTCTTCATTAACTTTAGGTTTAAAAGGTGATTTAATAATATCATTAGGGTTTTTTAGCAGATATTGCAAATCATACTCCGCAGTATATTCCTCATCAAATCTTCCTGTTCCAATACTAAAACATTGTACGTAACCTTGGGAATCTATAAAAAATTTATATCCCTCAACACCTTCGAGCCTAAATTCTTCTTCAATCTCTACACCAAGTTCTTTGGCGATTACCGATATAAGATTCTTACCCATTTTCTTCACTCCACTTCTGTCCTGTTAACTCTTCGTATTTACTCATTCGAGCATCGTGTACTTCATCATAAGTTCTAAACACACAACCATTTTTCAAGGCAATATAATCGAAAAAGTCGTTACTCCAAGCAACTGTAACGAAGTTCCAATTTCGGTCGTAAGTCCAATATTCTTCGTGCAGTACAGGTTTATAGGGAAGTTTGATGATTTCAATGTTCCCAAGTAGTGATATTGACAATGTGCTTGGTTCCCATTTATCGTCCCAGAAGTTGACCTCTAACTTATCGTTTTTAATACGATATTTAGATGATGTTATACCTTTAATCTCAAACTCCTCGCCATTCTCTACCCCTAACTCTTTGGCGATAACAGGAATTAAATTTTTGCTCATAGTTTTTCATCTCCTGCTCCATCAGTTTACCCCTTATATCCCATAAAACTATCACAGCTTCTAAATATAAATTTGTTGTTGCACCAACGTTGTAATTTTCGCGTTATTTTTGGTGCTTTGGGTTTGTTGTATATCATTACATACGGGTCGTAACCATTATGCTTTAACCAATATACGCGACTTAAATCATCTTCATGTGTGCTGTTGTAATTGGTCAATACATAAACACGTTTCTTTCTGTAATCGACCTTAATTACATCAGCAAATTCTTTTAACTTTTGCGGTGTTATTTCGTCTTTGGGGTTATCCCAAGCAAAATGCACTATTTTAGTTTTGACTTTATTTAAGGCTTCTGCCTTTTCTTTGGTCATTAACCGAATATCTAAGCCTTGTGTAAAATCTACCCAGGCCTTGCTATCTGCCAACTGTTGCATTAACTCAAAATACTCTGGGCAAGCTGTAATGTTTGGGTCAAGCAACTTGATTTCTTTTTGCCCATTCCAAAAATTTTGCAAGTCGGCAACCTTAACGCTTTGCCTGCCCTCTTTTTCTGCTACGATGCAGAACGGACAACCACGAGGACAACCTCTACTTAAATAACCATAAGCAGTATCAGTAATGTTATAAAGTGAATAGTCGGGGAATATTGCTTCGACGTTTGGCAAGAGTTTGCTTTTTAAATCATACCCAGTACCGCCCTTAATCAACTCTCCACATTGATATGCTTGTAAGTCATCTTTGGTATATGTATTATCAAAAACTTTAGCCATATAAACTTTATCGTAATATTCTAAAGAATTTGCCCATTCAACATCATCGCCAAGTGATTTATAGAAAGCTGATATTTTCATTAATGCAAGATTAGGAAAGTTGTGGCTATCAACATCAACTAAACCAATTCTCAAAACAAACTCCCCTTTCTATCAGCCACTTGCATAGCCAGCACATCAGCAGGGTTGCAACTGCGTACATATTTCTTCACTCCACTGCAATGTGCCCAAGTCGCTTGTAATAACTTGACTTTTTACTTTTATGACTCCACCAAACCGGTCACACAATTCACATTCAAGTTCGTCTCTCAGCTCCAACATTCTTAAAGAATCACTCACATATAGTTCTTCAACGCGCGGAAGAAATTCTTGAGACACTTCTTCTTCGATTGAAATTTCTACTTCATATTTACTGATTACTTTCATTCACTTCACCTTCTTTTTCCCATCATTTTCCCATCATTTTCCCATCAACAAGCAATATTCCATCTCCAACCAATGTTTTAATGGCGCTCTCCATTTCTTGTTCCAGTTCATCTGTACTTTTATTTTTAGACTTTCTCTTTTTAGGAGAAATACTATTGATGGCTTTTATTGCTTCTTTACAATTCGCAATGGTAAGTTCGTGACAGCGTTTGCACTTGCAGTCCGATTCGGGAGTGCTGCATATATAAACATCTTTTGCACCACAATAGGTGCAGGTTCCTTTTGTCACATTAAACATTTACTTCACCTTCTCGCATTCTTTTATAACGAGGGTTGCTTCCATCAAGCCCCACATACTATCCTCTTGGTAGATGTATGTTTCGGCTTTCTCTCCCTCTCTAAACGGACGATATAAAATCCACATAGAATCGTTCTTGCCTTTCCAAGTTACGGACACCAGCTTTTGATTAGGTGGCAATTCTATGTTCGCTTTGCCGCCAACCTTTTTAGCGATTATGTTGCCCGATGATTTGATACCACCACTTGTATTTATTTGTTTTTCTACATCCGCCCGACTTTTTGCATTGCGTTCTTCAATTTCTCGCTCGGATAATTCTTGTCCGCAGCCACACAAGGCTAATGCCATTAAAACAATACCAACTACCTTAATCATTGTTTTACTCCTTTCGATTTCACAAGCGTATCCATAAAAATAGTTTTGCTCGTGGACGCAAAGTAATATTCTCGTCTATCGTTTTTTCTGCATTTCCATTCGTTCTGCAAGCATTTTGGTCTTTTCAGCATACTTGGCCATCGACTCGTCAGTATCACCACTGGGCAACTGTTTCGCTGGCTTGCTTTCGCTAATGCCCAAGATGTTGCCACCAATGCCTAACAACGCTTCATTCCTTGCCTTGCGTTCAATACGCTCGCAAGCGTCTTCGTAGAATCTGCGAATTTGCGCTCTAATGATTGACATGTCAGCGTGTAGAGCAATGTGCAAATCGTACCAACCAAAAGCGTTGATAGCTGCTTCTATTTCTGGCGTTGACCATTTGGGAGTTTCCCCAAAAGAGGTAGCGTACATAGCTTTTTGAATTTCACGCCAAGCTTCTTCCCAAGTTTTGACACGCTTGGATTCGTCCGCTGCTCCAGCCAGTTCCTTTAAGCAGTCGGTTAATTCTGCGATCGACGGCAAAAATTTACACTCAAGCACCGCTTTCTTGCAAGCAATAGAAACGCTCTCGGCAGGAAAGTCTTTTAATAATTCGACGTAGACTTCAATGCGCTTTGCGTCGTTTGCTTGCCCGAATGCCGTAAACAACGCCGTTACTGATTTCAAAACTCTAACCTTGTTATTCATCAAGCGTTCCTTCTCTCTCCCACTTTTGCATTATCTTCTCGAATGTGTCGTCCGCATCATTTTTGTTTGCCGGATATACTTTAGGTGGCGGACGGCGTTCTGCGTCGAGATTATCGTAGTTGCCCTCTAGCACCTTTAGCATATTTCTCGAATTCATCAGCCAATCAAAATTTGCTGACCAGTTCCTCGGATTTGCACCTTTGAGAAAATTGCTCGCTTCCGCTTTTTTAAAAAGCTTTGTGAATACTTCGGTATTCTTGCCATACTCTAACCATCGTGCCTTGATAGCCTTTTTCCTGCTTTCGTTAATGTTAATCAATTTCGGATAACTTACACATATTGCATTAAAGCTATCCATGATGGTCTGGTACGGGCAGCGAAAGTCAGTATTGACTTTCTTTTGGGAAACACCTTTAGGTGTTTCCTTTTCTTTATCTATATCTATCTCTATACTCTTATCTCTATCTCTATCTCTTATCTCTATGGGACATTGTCCCACTTCTGTCCCACCTGTTGTCTCATCTGTTGTCCCACCACTGTCCAATTCTTCTAACGGCTCTTCATCCTTGCTGTTTCGTTGCTCTCTTTTGCGTCTTGCAGCAAGAGTTTCAGAGCCTATCATCATCTTTACTCTCGAAATAAATATCGTTCCATTTTCTTGAATTTCAATTAGCCCGATGTTCTTCAAGACTTCCAGTGCAATCATGACTGTATCCAGTGATGTCCTTGTCATATCTGCCAGCTTCTTAGGCTCGTAGGGAACAAGCATTTTGCCAATCTGTCTTATCAAAATGCCGTCACTGTTCATGGCTTTAAGGCAAAGTTTCAAGTAGAACAATACATACTCTTTACCGTTCTCTTGTTCTTCAAGCCATTCGATGGTATCTTCGTGAAAGAAATCTTCGTTAAGTTTTAGCCAGTAAAACCTTTTTTTCTCGTCAAGCATATCCTTGCTCTCTTTCTTTGCTTCGTTTGTAGTGTTCAGATATACGTTCAAACACGTCTTCTGCTGTTAAATATCCCTCTACGTCTTCTCCGTTCTTGGTTAATCCACGAATTTCAATAAGGTTTTCATCACCACCATAGCTATAACTGCCTTGAATGACGCTACAAACGCATCTTTCTCTTTGTGGATATTTTATGCGTTTCATTTCCGTGCCGAGAATACCGTGTATACCATCTGAATCGTATCGTTCATAAGGTATATTGGCTTCCGTAAGCTTTTGTCCCAGTTTTTCTATTTCAAGCATCTCTTAGCCCCCATTCTTTAACAAGCTCATCAATCTCTCCCTGCGGTCTAGTGTCAATGCCAAGAGCGTGACAGTCTTGAACTAAGCCGTCAATAAGCCTACTCATTTCCTCGCCGTCGTACACGCTGCTTCCGTGATAAAAAGCAACGTCGCTATATCCGGCAAAAAGGCTCTTGCCAATCCTTTCGATAAACCAACCAGTTCCGTGATTGCTCCAAGCCACCGCCATCTTCTCAAAATCAACATCCCTTACAGGCTGAATGACACACAAGCCACTTTCCGCTACTGCACGCCTATAAACATCCTCGGCAGAGTACTTCTTTCGCTCGCTGGAGAGTTTTTTTGCCAGTTCGTGACACATTACCCACATATAGGCATTTGCGTTCAAGGAGCGGCGTTCTCGCTTTAGCTCAACGGTTGCTTTTTTCTTGGTATCGCCGCAATATTTGATTATCTTGGAAATTTCCTCTAGGGTAGATTCCCCACAATCATCAAGAGAAATCTGAAGAATGTTCCCAAAGATGTTTAGTTTGTCAGTCGAGAATTTCATAAAACCGCCTCATGTATTCCAGTATCTCTGCCTTTAACCTTCTACTGTCCTTGCCACCGTGTACTTTTTTATGGCATTTATAGCATAGCAGCACAAGGTTATCCAAAGTGTCACCGCCGCCGTGGCTCTTGAATATGACGTGATGTGGCTTTTCGCCCTCTTGCACCCAAGCTCTACAAAGAATGCAGCAATGTCCGTCTCTATCATAGACAGCCGCCACGAGTTTACGCAGCGGCTCTCCAGTAAGACGGACAGGCTTTTTCTTTTTAAACATTATGCTTTAAACTCCGCCATCATCGCTCTTGCTTCGTTGTGACAAGCTTGATATGCAGCCGTATTAGCAATGTAGTTGAGCTGTTCTAAATTCATCTGGGTGAGAGCATAATATTTACCATTGACAAGCGCACAGGTAACGCCCTTAATCACGCTTACAGGCGGCTGAACTGCTTGTTGGGGCTTATTTGTAGGTGCTTTAGATTGGTCGTCGCTTTGAGGAACCGTAGAATGTTTCTGTTGCTGGCCATATTGTCTGCCATTGTATTTGTCGTCAAACAATCCACGATAAACATCTGCGCCTGTTCCTATGCATTTGGCAGCATTGCCAAGAGCGTCAGTCAATACCATCTTGTAGGCTTCATCATTAGGCACTAAGCCGTTCCTGTTCTTCTCTATAAGGAAATCTCCACCACAACCAGGTATCGGCGCACTCCACTCGTTGTCGCTTTTGTCTTTTGTGTATAGGTTAATTGTCATAAACAGCAGCACTTGCCCATCTTGACATTCATAAGTGCGTTCGTTGACAATATCAAACTTCCAACCTATGCCACACAAGCCAAACTGTTCCGTTAAAGCTTCAATTCTCCATTGAGGGTTAATTGTTGTTTTGCCCCTAAGATTACCGCCTTTAATCTCTTCAAGAACGTCCTGCGGCGGTGTTGCCATATTGAGGTATCTTTCATCAATCATTCTTTCTGTCATAACGGTATCTCCTATTTAACAACCACGGTAAAGTTGTCTGGGCGTTCCTCAAAGGTCACACCTTCGACAATCTCGCCGTACTCGGTAACAAATCTGCCATCGTCTAGCTTTAGAAGTGTCTTCTTGAATCCAGCCCAATCGACTTCTTCCTTGACCTTGACGTATTCGGGAGCAGACCGTTTTACGAACTGCAAGAGTTTTTCGTTATTCTTGTTTAATAGGTCTGTACTTTTCTTGAAAGACAGGTTTGCGGAAGGCAGGGAAAGGGTCTTCTTCTTGCCGCCCTGCAATGCTTCTTCCGCATAGGGGCGAAGTTTGCCAGTGAAATAATCAATGCTGCTATCGTGTTCAGCGATTACGTCTTTGAGGTATCTGTCCAGCTTTTCTTTTTCAGCTTCCACGAATGCTGTAGCTTCCTCGATTTTCTTCTTGTGCCAAGCAATGCGCTTTGCGCACCATTCAGCAGAACCAAGGTCTGTTACTTTAAAGCCCTCGTTTTCGTTTTCGGCAATTACTTCTTCTTGAACAAAGTCGGTGTAGTTTTTTAATGCTTCCATCTTATTATTCTCCCTTCGCATGTTTAATAAGGTCTTCGGCTAGATCCAAAATTATTTCCATATCTTCTTCGGTAATATCTTCATCGGGCTTGCAGGGCAACGCCCCGAAGCATACTGTCGGGAAGAACATTCTCCCTAATTCCATCACGTCTGCTTTGATGTTGTAGAGCCTTTCAGACTTTTTCATCTTTTATCCCCTCGCTCCTAACATACTTTACGCCCATGAATATAGTTGCTTGGTTGGTACCAAGTAGTTTAGCTATATCTCTTTGCTTCATTCCACAAAACAAGTTAAGAATATAGCTCAGTTTCTTAATTTGATGCACGTAACCTCTTTGGTGGGTTGTGGTGCGCATACTGTTCGTACCACGAATGCCCATTGCGTGACAAGCTCTTTCAATGGAGTAATCCGGTCTAATCAACGCAATGGCGAAAGCGTACCAGTTTTCAATGAACGGTATATCTTCCATACCGTCCCTGCTGCCGTTGCTTAACCTGTACCCTCTTGGATAGTCCTGCTTGTAGTGTGCCTTTCTCATATTGCTCTCCTGCCGTTTCCGTGTTACAATAGAGAAGTCAGGTCTCGCCTTGACTTCTCTATTTGGAGCTGCCCTTGCTGGAACGGGGCAGCTCTTTTCTGTTTTTGCTGCATTTAGGGCAAATGTACTTGGGGTGAGTGTTATAAACGCTCACAAAATATTCCCTAAAACATTTAGTGCAACGCCGTTTCTCTCCTGTAATCCTCGTTTTCATTGACGCACCCTACATTGGAGAGGTATCACCACAATGTCCCCGATTTGCAGATGTCGCTTTCCGTGAAATCCATTAGCCTTGCGGACGGTGTAAACCCACTCATTGAAATTGGTGATTTTGTCCTGCTTGCCATAATAGCTTTCGGCGATAAACCAAAGGGTGTCGCCTTGGACGACCCTGTGATATTCAAGCTTGCTTTCATAGACTGGTGGATTCATAAAGCTGACAAGATGATATGCTGCGTATATTAACACTACTGCTGCAAAAATCTTTTTCATATCAATCCAACTCCCTTGTTTCGTTCAAACGCTTGCGCAAATTGCAAGCTCGCTTGTCATAACAAACTTTTACTACGCCAGTGGGCGATTTTTGCAATACCCACTCGCCACCCTTGAGTGCCTTACGGCATTTCGCACAACGGCTCTTGCTCATGCTTCTTTCCTACTCCTTCCTTTAAGATTTTATTGATTTTGTCAATGTAGCTTTCGCCAGTCCTGCGCTTGGAGCGTTGTTTTACCATACGCACTTCTTCTTGGCGTTGCGCTTGTGTAAGGCGTTCGTCGATACGCTCTCTGAAATACTCGTCTGCTTTCTCGACATCAATCTTGTATCCCTTGCCTATTTTCACGGACGGGATAATCCCTTTAGCGCACATTGCCCTTATCTGACTTTCCGATGAAGCCATTTTGGCAGCGTACTCTTTGACGGTTGCCATCAACATCGTCTTCACTCCCTTCGCCAAGCTGCAATTCACAATCCCAAAATGCTATATAGCAAAAGCCAGCAAGTGATAAAGCGGACATCAGCAAGAAAGCCGCAAGCCCCATTTTTAACGCAATGCCCATAACCATAATCTTCCCTTCCTTCTGCCGCTGCAAAAAAGCAGCGGCTATTATTTTTTAGTAGTTCAATCCATCCTTGAGCAAAACATTCAAAGACATAGGCTGATTGAGGCGGAACGCCCAGAATATCCAGCGCAATTCCTTACCCTTGTTCTTCTTGTGCCACTTCTTGTGGTGCAGTCGCTTTCTCATTTACATTCACTCCTTCCAACTCCTTAATGAATTTGTCAAAAAGATTTTTTATTGTTGCTTGTGTGGCAAACTTCACGGCTTTAATGGCACACAGCCAGTTTGCTTTGTATACGCTGTCGTGCTCGGCTTTTTTCAAAATTCCTTGAAAGACGGTGCTTGTAATGAGGATATAAAGCTGTGCAGTATTGGCAAGCGTTCCGATTTGTGTTCCAGTACATTCTACTTTTACCACATCGCAAAGCTCTCCGTTTTCATCGAAGGACAATTCGATTTTGTAGGAACAGGACTTGTCCAAATTCTTGACTTTTTGCTCCACTTCTTGTCTTAGTTTTTCCATACTGTTACCTCTTTTCTGATTTTAGTGTGCAGCCCACCGTGAGGCAGGCTGCTTTATTAAACCAATACCCTGTTTAGTGCCACCCAACATTGGATATGGTTTTAACCTAGTACATATTTGAATAAAAGCTAATCGTTGATACTGCCAGCGGTTGGCTTTTATTTTTTACTCCTGCTTTAACAGTTCATCAATAGTGCAACCAAAAAGTTTAGCTAATGCGAGGAGTTTATCGGCGCGAGGCTTTGTTTCCCCGCTTTCCCATTGAGCGACCGCTGATTGTTGAATCCCCAACGCTTCCGCTACTTGGGCTTGGGTTAAATTCATTTTTTCTCTCGCAAGTCTGATACCCATTATTTCACCGCCTTATATTAGTATTGCTAATATTATAATTTAGCTTCATTTTATATTAGTCATTCTGATATGTCAAGCCATTTTATAGATTTTTATTAGTTTGGCTGATATTATAATATTAGTTAAACTTATTTTTGGTGGTGTTTTTATGAATAAATTTAAAGAGCTAAGGAAAAAATTTATAGCTGAAACTGGCGAAAAGCTAAGCCAAGAACAATTAGCTAAGAAGCTTAACGTCGCTCGTTCAACAGTAGCAATGTGGGAAAACGGCAGTAGCTTCCCAGATATTGACACACTGAAAGCCATAGCTGATTTTTTCGGCGTATCGGTTAATTACTTACTCAGCGAGCCGTCATCGCCTACGCCGCAAAAGCCAATAGATACAAATAGATTGAGAGAATTGCGTTTGTCGAAAGGCTTGAAGCAGGCTGAATTAGCTGCCAAGTTAAATATTACGCAAGGTGCATTATCTGGCTGGGAAACTGGCAGATACAGTATCGGGAATAATGATTTACGAATTCTGGCTAATTTTTTTGGTGTATCTATTGATTACCTACTTGGTGAGCCAACATTACCTACACCGCAGAAGTTAAAAGAGCCGTTTAATTTGCAGATGTTTAGTCAGCGAAATTTGCAGCCTATGAATGAAGAAAATAAAAAAATACCAATCATCGGTTCCGTGAAATGCGGAACTAACGGATTGGCATTTGAATACTTGGAAGGCTATATTTTTGTCGGAGACCAATTTAAGGGCGAAGCAGTCGCCTTTCGTTGCCGTGGCGACAGTATGATTGATTTAGGCATTAGCGACGGAGATTTAGCTATCGTTCGCCTGCAAGATGATGTTGAATGTGGCGACTTAGCCGTTGTTGTTATCAACGGTGACGAAGGGGCTTTGAAGCGTGTGCGAAAGTTTGACGGTGGCATAAGCCTTGAATCAGCGAATGCAGCATATCCATCACGCATATTTACCGGCGCTGATTTGTCAACGGTTAAGATAGTCGGTAAGGTCTTGGAGATTAGAAAGAGATTTTAAGGGGGGATTTAATCATGGCAGAAAACATTAACAGAGATGTTATCAACTATCTGTATGACAAGATAGTGGCCAAGGTTATATCCGTTTTAAGAAGCCAAGACAATTACAACTACCCTAACGCTTTAATTGCTTTAGGTGCGCAAATAGCGAGCGGATCTTCTCTATACCACGACGTGTACGAAGATACCGTTAAAAACATCATTTATAACGAAATAAAAGATATGCCCCCTGCCATACTGCGAGCCTTGTGGGATGGAATAATTTTAACCGACCCGTACTATGAGTACGACGATAATTTAGAAATAGATTTTGGCAGCGTTAATCTGGAAAGCAACATTGCAGAGGAAGCTTTTCAGCGCGTGTGTCAAAAAGCAGAACTCGCATTTGACGATTACGAGTGCGAGGACGAATAAAAGAAAATAGCCACCGCAAAGGTGGCTATTTGACAGAAAGGAGTAACTATGGCCAAGACAAGAGCCTACGGCGTAGGTAGTGTTTATCAAGAAAAATCTGGCAGATATGCAGCCGCCATTACCGATACAAGCGGCAAGCGCATTGTCAAGCGTTTCAAGACTAAAGCAGAAGCCCAAAACTGGCTGACAACAACCAGGGCTGAAATGCTGAAGAACGTTTATGTTCCACGCTCCGACATTACCGTGGGCGAATGGGCGTTAGAATACATTGAAACATATTGCCAGCACCTACGCCCCAACACGACAAAACGCTACCTTCAATCTGCAAAACATCTTGAACCCATTGCTGATGTTCAACTACAAAAGCTGACGGCTTTATCCGTCCAGCGTTTGTACAACAAGCTTGAAATGTCAGCAAGCAGCAAAATAAAAGTACATAAACTTCTTAAATCCATCATCACAAAGGCGCACCAGCTAGAGATGGTGAACAAAAACATTATGCTTGCAGTAACACCACCCAAGGCTGAACACAAGGAAGTAGAGATTTTCACGGAAGCGGAAATTAAAAAAATACTTACCACGCTAAAAGACAGCAAGTATTACGCAAAATATTACACCTTGGTCTATGCTGCAATCGCAACCGGAGCAAGGCTAGGCGAACTGCTTGGCTTGAAGTCCATGGCGGTAAGAAACGGCTGCATTACCATTAACAACAATCTTCAGTACATCAACGGCGTTCCGACCGATTTTCCGCCCAAGACAAAGGCAGGCAACAGGAAGGTTACCATTCCTAGCAGACTTGAAATTATGCTAAAACGTCTGACCATTGATAAGGTTATCCACTTTGATGGGTACATTTTTCATACCAAGAACGGCACGCCATACAGAATGAGCAATATCGCAAAGGTTTGGAAAGCCATTCTTCATGAAGCAAACATACCTTACAAAAACTTCCACGTTCTAAGGCATACCCACGCTACTCAGTTATTGGCTAACGGAGTTCCGCTTCTGGAAGTATCGAAGCGGCTGGGTCACTCCAATGGCAGTATCACACTCAACCTGTACGGACACGCCATCAAGGGATTTGACGAGCAAATACCCGAAAAGGTTGTCTCTATTTTTGGCGGCTATTAG